AACCATTTCTTTGTTGAATTGATTCCAAATAAGGATTAACAATGGATAAGAAACGATTTCGGGTTGCTGCTGTGTTATTTTCAAACACCAAATATCTCGAAGAAGATGCGATAAACTTCTTAACTGCTATCAACAACCTTCTTACATTGATTCTATCCAACGCAGATGGTTTAGCTTGTAGCGTTTTCTGTCCAAATACAGTTGCTCCCTGACCAGGAAATGTTGCGATTGGATTCACTCTACCAACATACAATTCGTCTCTCTCATCATGCGTCAATCTTGTCTTAACTTCAATTACATTTGATAATCCACCACGATTCAATCCAGCAGGTGCGTACCATTCGGCTGCAACTTGGTCATTAAATGCGATAACACCAGGTAGAACTACGGATGGTGGGACCCAGACAGGCTTATTCTTATCCGTATCCAATATCTTAACCCAAGGGTGGTATGTTGCTACATAATTGGAATCAAACGAAGAAAGTGAATTTACAACGGTTGATATGTTATCACTCCAAGCACCACCATCCATTACAAAGAATGTATCACCTCTATCCTCACAAAGGTCTTTTGCGTATGTGGTTACTGAAGAATGTAATCTATTAATTACACCAGGAATAACAATCATATTCATATCAAACTCATCAGGATTTGATACTGCGTTTATTGCTTTTCTCAATGCAACAGTTCCTGCAGCGGTCGCCGAAGAACAATCTAATCCCTGTGTGTTTCCTTCTACAATATCATTACCAACCAACACTTTTCTATTAGGTTGGAATCCATCAAAACCACCTTGGAATGGTATCATAAATTTCCTAGCATCCAATTGAGCGGTTGTGGCACTATCAGTTAGAACAATACTTTGTGTGATGTTAAATACACAAGTAGCCAAATCAAAATCAGAACCAACAGTAGTAGTGCTTGTATCGGGAAGTGGATTCAAAAAGTTTAAGTTATCAGTTGTAACAAAATCAAAAGAATAACCTAAATATACATTTTTATTGTATGAACCCGCCAATGATTGAGATGCTATATAAGTAGGAGATGGAACAGTATAAGTTGATGGGATTGGTGATGTTAAGGCACCAAATCCAAAAGGAACTAATGTTGAATCAATTGCCCCAGCATCTACATCGGAATCAACTTCTACTCTAATGTAAACTGAATTGTTTGCATAATCACCATTTGTAGATAATTTTCCATTTGCATCTACAGTAATATATCTATCACCAATTACCCTCTTAATATAATTTGGTGAATTTGGGTCTAAATTTACATTATTGAACTGCTCTAATGTGTTTGGACGAGTATCTGAATCTTGTACCCCTTGTCCAAAAATTGAATAAGGGATTTTAGAAGTATCTACTCTTCTTACTATAACAGTAAATGTACCATAATCAGAGCCTGGAACATCTGCAGCAGTTTTAATATCTCTGATACCCACTTTGATTTCATAGTTCGTTGAATTACCATGTGATAGTGTGTGGAATTTAAATAAGTTTACAGCAGTTCCACCAATCTTTTGTGATTTAATCCAAGGGGTTGATGCTACTGAATATTCTTTGGTAAAATCAAAATCTACAAGTGATGCAGTTTGAACTAAAACAACCTCACCAGTCGCAAATGATGCAGATTGGAATGTATTAAAGTTTAGGTATGTATATGCTTGCTTACTGCTTTTTGGTAAGTATCCAAATGTTTTTGTAAAGTAATTTGCATTACTTGGGTTTAAGGAAGATGTTGTTGTGTTATTTCCTGTAAACGCAGAACCTGAAAGAATTAATCCAAATGATGATGCGGTTACATTCGTTGTTGTACCACCTACTAAATTTCTAACAATAGATGTTTGAAACAAATCACTAGTAGCATTCGGAATAGAACCACTTAAAGATGGATAAAGAACCGCTGCTACTCTATTTCCTTGTGAAGATGAAATAGTTAAAACTAATGGTTTTTTAAATGTGTACCCCTCAGTTCCCAATACTCTAACGATTGTTGCATTAGGAGCATCCTGCAAATAAGCTTGTGCCGTATAAGGAAGGTATGAATCCTCCGTTAAACCACCAAACTTTTGTTGGAACTCATTAAATGATTCAACCCGCGTTGGTACAAACGCAGGTCCTTTGATAGTTTGTCCAATAAGGACAGCACCTATTTCTGCTACTCCTTGTGGTAAAAATGATAAATCCCGCTCTCTTGTGAAAACGCCAGGACTAACAATTCTTTCAGCCATTATATTCTCCTAATAGTTTTTGTTTCTATATAATAAATACAAAAAAGATTAGGGAAACCTATATTTATTGGGTAGAAGTAAAGGTATTTGTATCAATATCGTAAGAACCTACACCATATTTTTGGGTTAATTCTTTACCAAATTCATTTTGTGATTTAACTAATTCTTTGTAATTTGATATTAATTCGTTTTTTTCTTCCCGCAAGTTTGCAAAGATTTCCTCTAGCTCTTTGGATTGTATTTCAATTTCTCCAAGTCTTGCCGTAACTGCGATACCTTTTTGGCGGAACTCTAAAAGCCGCTCTCTTTCAGTTTCTTCAAATTGTTTTACTAATGTTTCTTCCATAGATTTTTATATGTTTTAAGTGTTGTATATAAATATAGAAATTTTTTTTTATAAATGTTTATTTCACTACATATTTTGATTTTCATCAAACACAATTCTACCAATACTATAAACCTTGCGATTGTTGTTTTTAATCCCCACCCACTCCGGCACTATATATGCCTTTGTTACTAAGTTAATACTTGCTCTTACAATTCTATCATCACTCGTATCTGAAAGGGTTTCAAAACTATAACTATCACCCTTTATCTGAAATTTGAACCTATCACCAAATGACCTACCTTGAAAGAAGATGATTTGCTCTACTATCTTATTCAACTGCTGCATGTAATCACACCAAATATTCATTTCATACTGAACATCCAAATAATCAGGTCTTTCAACTGCAATAAACTCTTTTTTTGGTTTTGCACCTGTCAATATGGAAAATTGGTCATATCTATTTGATTTTGTGTAATTCACCTCAACAAATTGATGCGCATCCTCTGAATTCAAAACCTTTAACTTTGCAGCCTGTTGATTTACGGATAATCCTGTCCTTTTAAACACTATAATAGGTGTTTGTATTCTACCATTTTCATCTTTGAAAAAGCTATCCTTTTGAGCAGATACCCACTTTTCGGGATTTGCATACCTTACTACTACGGGGATTATCTTACCATCTTCTTCTACAAAGGGTTTAACATCGTTTACCAAAAACTCTCTAAATGCCATATCTATATCGTATATGCCAATGGATATATTTTTTGTTAAATCCCCATCACGCCTTACATCATAGGCCTTATTTCTTGTATCTTTATCGGATACATTATTTGAGTATCTATCCATTTTTTAAATCCCCATAGGTAGGTTATATTCCCGCTGCTGATTAGAGTTACCAAATCTTACATTAATCAACTTAATGGATGTTTGACGGGTTACATGCGCATTGCATATTATTGAAAGAGATGTTCCATGTCCATCTCCCCCATCCCAAGTTTGAGGATTCTTACCCACAAATAACCTATTTTCGTTTACATTATCAACCATATAATACTCATTATCCCATTGAATAATATCACCCACATCGGGCTTTACATCCTTATCATCTTTTAGGGTATCCCTTAAAAAGTTGAATGTAGCAGTATGTTGATACGATTGTCCAAAATCATCCGAAACCTGTTCCGTATCCTGTCTATCAATTAAGCATGGGATTTTAACAGGATTATAAAAAACTTTGTCCGGTGATTCTCCATAAACATTTACCAATGATTCATCTAATACAGGCTTATAATAATACACCTCCGTATCAATTATTTCATTGATAAGTTCTTTGTTTAACCTTCTGATTAAACTAACATCTCTCGCCGAACCAAATAACGCCATCTTAACTATCCTACATAAATTGGTAATGGAATACGGGTAAGTGATGATTCCAAAAATTCAGTTTCATCCTTTTTTGCTTCCAAAAGGGCTCTTCTGCTCGTTGCCTCCAACATCTCCCTAATTTGAGTTATCAATGTTTCTTTTTCAGTTGCAGCCTGAGTCTTTAAATCAGAACCATCCAATGTTACTTCTGCACCCGGTATGGGTATTGAACTATATTTTGAACGAACCGTCCCTAATACCTCTTTTACCAATGCAAGTGTGTATTTGAATATCCACTGCCTACCATGTGCGTTTATATCAGAGTAATTCAACCTACCAAATGGAGCATTTGAAAAATCTGAAACAACCCCAGATTTTGCTATTGGGTTATTCCGTTCTGAATCTAATGTATACTCAAAGTGTATTTTTGTTTGATTGTATAAATCGGATGGGATAGGGAATACTCTAATTCGTTTCCCATATATTTTAAACCCATATTGAGATTTTCTAATTTTATCGTTGAATTCAATCGCCTGCAATCTAAGTAGGTCATCATACATAGGTTGCATTAAAAACGATACACCTGGTGAGTAATTACCCCATCCAAAGGTTTCCATCATTTGCTGCGAACCCATACCTGTCCCTATAAATGGGTCGAAGTAACGAACAATTGCGGGTGGATTTTCATGATAAACTTTACGAATGGTTATGCTATCAGTTGATAAGTTACCTGCTTCTAAGTTTGTAATAGAACTATCACTCAAATCATATATTTGCTTACCACCCTGCATTGAAAATGAACCGGTGTAATACGATAACCTACCACCAGTTGATGCTTCAGTTCCATAGTCAAGAGCAAGGTTTATAATACCACTAAAATTATTATTTATTAATTTCCCGCTCAAATTGTTGGTCAATAGTGAACCCTGTAAGCTCAACATATTTTCCTTTGTCCGATACTGATTTAATTGGGATGAAAACTCATCCACCGCCTCCTCAAAACATGCGTAAAAATCTATATCCTGCAGTTCAATATCTACCAATGGGTAACCAAGCCTTAAAGCAGACCATTTTGTTACCGAATCAGCATCAACCTGAAAATCATAATCATTATCAAACCACCCAAAAGGGGTTTTACCTGGAAAGAATGATGATGAGCCAGGATATATTGAGATATTAACTGCCATTTTTGTTATTCTCCTTCAGTTGTTACCTCACCACCTTCGGTTGTTGGGTCAGGTGTTACCTCACCACCTTCGGTTGTTGGTTCAGGTGTTACCTCACCACCTTCGGTTGTTGGGTCAGGTGTTACTTCACCACCTTCGGTTGTTGGCTCAGGTGTTACTTCACCACCTTCGGTTGTTGGTTCGGTTGGTTCGGTTGTTGGTTCAATTACAGGTGCTACATAGTGTTCAAATGTCGCTGCAGCATTTACATCGTTTGATGATTGTAAATGGCTTATAACATAAGTTTCTAACGCATCAATAAGCTGTGAATAACCATCCGTAATTTCGGGATTGTAAACTAATGCATTCTTATCAATTGATTGATATGCTACCGTTCCACCATTGTCAATATGCACATCCATCGTCATACCACCTCTATATGTTAAATGTGGTACAAGTGTTAAAAGAGGTGATTGGTGAATAAGACCTGTTGTTGGGTTTTGGAAATATCCAGTTACTTTAATTGCCATATATTTTCTCCGTTTTATATAAATAGTTTTTTATTTCATTTCCCATTTGGTTATGTTAAACCAAATCTTACTTTAGTTGCGTTGTAGTTTTGTTGGATTTGAGGTAATGTTAGAGCAGTATTATACATTTTATAACTTGCTATGCTGCCAGTAAAAAATTGATATGAATTATTGTTATCTCTTCCCAAATTCCAAGTATTTGTAGGCCATATTGTATTTCCTAACCAAGTTAAACTTCGAGATGCTTTTAATTCACCATTTAGATAAATATATGAATTTGTAGGAGTAGCTTGAAATACTATATTATTCCAAGAACCATCATCTCTAATATTAGTGTTATGAGTATATGTTAAATTTTGCAATGTTGAGCCTGAAGTTGCTGAGAATACTACACGATTAGTTAAGTCAAAGTGTGCTCTAATACCATAAGTAAATCCAAATAAACCAGGTGCTGTTCCTGTTGTAGGTACAGTACCTTTACTTTGAAACCATAAATCTATTGTAAAATTAGTTAATGGGAAAAATGTGTTTCCTGTTCCAAAGGAAATAGTATCGTTTATACCATCAAAATTAAACACCCCACCATTTTGGGAACCATATGTTGCTCCTGATGTAGTTCCATTTTTACTATTTCCACTTAAATCTCTCCAAGTAGTACCTGTACCTGAGTATGATATCTTATTAGCAGCATCCAAGTACAGCACTAACCCGTTTGTTACTATATTATTTCTTGTTAAAATTGCCATATTTTTTTAGGTTAATCCAAATCGGGTTTTAGTTGCATTGTAGTTTTGAGTAATTTCAGATGGGGAGAGGGCGCGGTTGTATATTGATAGATTTGCCAAACTAAAAGTTCTACCTAGTGTATTATTACATATTCTTTGGAAATCTGCTGTGGAAGAATCAATCAGATAATTACTAAGCCCTGTTAATTGTATCGATGATGCTGCTACTCCATTTTTATAAATTATAGAAAATCTTGTATTGCTATCATAAGTATAAATTATTGAATACCACTGTCCATCAAAAGGAAGTTGAGTTGTAACAGCCCCCCGTCTAACTCCATCTATAAACACTTCTCCTCTATAGAAACCAGAATTGTAAGAATCATAAAAGTACCAGGCAGGTGGTCTTGAAATAAAAAAGGTATCCGATAATTGATTAAATCCGGATGTTCTTTTTAAAATGATAGATAATGTAATACCTGTCCTTATATTAAAAGTAGAATTATAAGCAGGTGGTTGTACATAATCATTACTACCATCAAAAACTATACTACCACCCCCATCAGTACTAAAAGTTGGTCCATTTACTAATGAGCCACTATTATTATTCCCACTTAAATCCCGCCAAGTAGTAGAACCACTAACGTAGGATAGTGTGTTACCTGCATCCAATGCAAGTACTAATCCATTTGTTACTATAGGGGGCGTTCCGTAATACATTATGTTAGTCCAAATCGGGTTTTAGTTGCGTTGTAGTTTTGGAGGATTTCTTGTGGGGTAAGGATACGATTGTATAATGTAAAAATAGAGGTATTACCATTATATGGTCTCCATGTCCCCCCAGAACCTTGATTTAAAGTTGGAGCATAACTTAAAGAACTACAAAGAACAATATTTGTATCTCCATTTGTGTTAATAGTGCCATTACCATATATAATTGAAGATACAAATCTAGTGGCTGATGATTTTTGCACACCATTTACATAGAGTATTATGGTATCCCCAACCGATACAGTGATTTGATTCCAAATCCCCCAATCTATAGTTACCCCAGTGGTAGAATTAAACGAATAGCTATTTGTGGTTGAGTATGAAAAAGAAGCCCCAACTTGACAATTTCCAGATGATTTTATTAAATGAATAAAATAACCACCAGATGTATTATAATTACCTCTAGAAATTATCGAACATTGATTACCATTACTAAATGTATCGTTTGCTCGTAACCACATAGTAAATGTTGCCACAGATGGACTTAATATTTGAGATGTTACAGAGTTATTAATTGTTATATAATCATTACTTCCATCAAGCACAATACTACCACCAGTATCAGTGCTAAATGTAGGCCCATTTACTAAAGTTCCGCTGAACCCGTTTCCGCTTAAATCACTCCAAGTAGTACCTGTACCTGGATATGATATCTTATTAGCAGCATCTAAATACAACACTAATCCGTTTGTTATTATTGGTGGGTTATTCTTAAATATTGCCATAACTATTTATTTTTATATCACCTGCGTTGTTATAGTTGCTCCCCATTGGTATGTTCTTGAACCTGTACCAAATACCCTTAATGAGCCGGATGTTCCACCTGCTACCACATTGAAAGAAACATCACTATTATCAGTATTTGAAAATGATTGGTTAGATCCAACAATTGATGCTACTCCACTTCTATATCGAATAGTTGCTTTCACATCCCCCGTTATTGTATCTCGAGATGCGGTATCATATCCCGTAACAACTGCGTTTACATAAACTGATGATGATACTGAACCAAATGTAATATTCCATAAAGATGATGTTACTGCCCCAGAGGTAGAACCCGATACTTGCGTTGTCCTATATGTAAATCCATATCCTTCATTTAATATTGTGTCTGCGTAAAATGTAAGAACTGAACCGGTATTGCTTTGAACTCCAAGTTCAATGTTGTTGCCGGATTTTCTGAACACAGTATTTGGAAAATTATATATGTTTACATCCCACCCAGAATTTGCTTCTATAATAGGTAATCCCGAAACATCGTTTACCATATAAATTGAACCCGAAGTAATATCAGTAACTGTTAGTTGAGAACCAACCGAAGATGCTCCAAAATCTGCTATTATATTAGTACCCGAAGTTGCTACAGCTGATGATTGTGTAAAGGTTGCTGCTACTCTAAATGCTGTTTCGGTTTGGGAGCCGGTTGTTTGAAAGAATGTTGGTGTTATGTTTACACCATAATACTGCCCACCAACTACATTAGATGCGGATATAACAGGTGATATGGTATATGCCGATTGTGATGCGGGAAGTATAATCGTTGGAGTTGTATATGTAAATTGCCCATTATCTAAAATGGTCATTAGGTTTGTTGGGGTGCTATTTTGAACTAAAAGTGCCGTTGTTGCGGAAGTTGCCCCACTACCTCGTACTGTTGTCTGTCCACCTTGTAGTAATGTTGTACCATTTACATTTAGGGTTGTTGTTGGTGTTGTAGTGCCGATACCCACATTACCACTACCAGATACAAATAAAGCGTTTGCGGCTGATGGTGAACTTACCCTAAATAAAGTATCAGCATTAGCACCACTTACAAATAATCTTGCATTTGGTGCAGAGCCTGTTCCTATTCCTAAACTGCCTGAAATATCTATTACACTTTGAGCGTTCCCACCAAATTCCCAAGTTTGTAATAGTTTACTTCCCGTACCTGCTGTTGTAGCGTGAGTAGCATTTACTCTTAATACCGTATAACCACCCCCGCCAGCAGAACTTTGGTTAGCATTAAAGGTTATAGACATTGGGTTTTGTATTGCTGTTGGCGATATTCCACCCATTGAGACGTTAAACATCTCACTTTGAACAGTAGCTCCTCTATTAACTGAAGCTACACTGCCAAATTGCCAAGTAGTTGAATTACCTAATATTCTTACTGAGCCACCATTTGCTGTTCCTGTTCCTTGGATATCTAAATCAAAATTTGAGGTTGGCGCCACTCCAGTTCCAGCAAAAAATACTGCACTATTACTTCTAACATTTAATATGTTTTGTGAGCCACTTGTTATTCTTAAAAATTCATTACCGCTTGATGCTGATATGTGAAGGAGAGATAAAGGATTAGATGTTCCTATGCCTACATTGCCACTACCACTTACAAATAATATATTAGCATTTGTTGGGCTATTAATACGCATCATTTGTGCGCCATCAGAACCACTTATATGAAGAAGAGCAGTTGCAGCATGTTCACCACCTATTCTAGCATTATTATACATTACTGCGCTAGTAAAAAAGCTAGTTGTGCCTACTACGTTACCACTGCTCCATATAGTTCTAGCTCTTACTGCTGATGTTCCAATATCATAGGTGTTATGAGTATCAAATATAATATTTCGTAATGAAGAAGTTCCTGCTACTTGAAGTGTTGTGCTTGGTGTTGTAGTTCCAATGCCTACATTACCATCATCCAACACCACCAAACTTGCAGTTGCATTGCTATTTTCTACTCTAAGTGTTGTTGTTGCGGAGGTTGTTCCACTACCTCTAATTTCTAATTTTGCCGATGGTGAACTTTCCCCAATACCTACAAACCCAGTAGAACCTACTATTCTCATTATTTCAGGCTGAGTAAATGCACCTGCATAAAATGATATATCATTTGTTCCAAATAAGCCACCTGCATCCGATAACATATATGCAGTAGTATGTCCGAAACTTGAACTTACTATACCTGCGTTTGTATTATAGCGTATAAAGGGAGTGTATGAACCTACATTATTTCCACCTATACCATATCCAGTATTTATGTTTATATCCCCGCCAGCTACTGTTAAAGTTGATATTGGTGATGTTGTTCCTATACCCACATTACCATTGTTACCAATATGCACCCTCACCGAACCACTTGTTTCTAATTGTAGGTTTTGGTTATCGTTAGTGCCTAAAAGTGCCGTAGCCCCAAATGAGTTGCCATCTTGTACAAATGCGTTAGTACCCGTTGGGGTTATAAAGGATGCAGTTAGTGCGTTACTTGCAGTTCCGAATAGTGAGCCTGTTATTGAACCATCTACCCTTAATGAGCCTGTAAAGATATGGGTATCATCCGAACTATTACCAAATTGAGTAGAGCCCGATTGATAAATGATACTTGCAGACACAAATTCGGTGTGAAACTCTTCTGCGGTTATTCTACCAGTTACTAACAAATTACCATCTACATGCAACCTTTCGGTTGGTGAGGTTGTTCCAATACCTACATTACCAGATGATGAAATAAATACTCGTGTGGTATTGTTAGTTTCTAATTGTAGGTTTTGGTTATCGTTTGTTCCGAGAGTCATTACTCCACCTATGGTATTACCCCCATTGAGGATAATCGGATTAGAACCATAAAATAATCTATTAGATGAGTTTGTCCATAAAAATGTAGAACCGGGAGATGCGGTTTGCTCTGATAGTGAAAAATTAATTCCTCTATGGTCTAACCTCACCGAAGCCTTTAGAACATCTTCATAACCCTCACCCGGCGCGTTTTGAATCCTATAAAAATTACTTGTAAAAGAACCTGTTGTTATTGTTCCAAGTTCTGGGTCAAAAATCGTTTTTCCATCTACACCAACAGCATTAAAATCAATAGATGAACCAGTAACACCACTATGAAATATGGTTTTCCCCCAAACATTAAACCCATCAATAGTCGATGTATTTTGTGTTGGTGATGTGTTTATTTCCACCCCAACAGTACTTGCACCAGATCCACCATAAACTCTAAACAAGTTTTTGCGTAAATTTGTGGTTATACCCGAACCCCCACCTACTACAAATAAATTGTTGAAATCCCCCAACCCTAAATTATAGTGACCAACAACAGTTTGCCCAGACGCAGATGCAATTGTTCCAATACCCATAGCCACAGTAGCAGTTCCTCTTGCCCACGAACCTGAACCTGCTGCAAAAGATGCCATTCCATCCGCATCCGTTTCCACACCCACGCTAAATGCCGCCTGACCACTTGCGGTTGTGTTTAACCCCGCCGCATGAGCAGCAAAACCGGACGCGAGAGAACCAATACCTTCGGAAAATGATGCAGTTCCAATTGCTTTACTACCCGAACCATATGCTGAAGCATAGGGTGCTGAACCTGATGAGTTGATACCAGTCGTTATTGAATCGGTAAAAATTCGTGTATCACTACCATCATTACTTGATAATAATAATCCAGTACTACCCTCTATTGGTGATAAAGTAGCAGTTACTGAACCATTTGTTACCGTAAGATTGGTTGCAGTTACTGAACCATTTGTTACCGTAAGATTGTTTGCAGTTATACTTCCGTTTACCTGAAGAGTGCTTGTAGGTGTTGTTGTACCTATACCCACATTACCATTGTTACCAATATGAACTCTTACTGAGCCACTTGTTTCTAATTGTAGGTTTTGGTTATCGTTAGTGCCTAAAAGTGCCGTTGTACCAAATGAGTTGCCACCTTGTACAAATGCGTTAGTACCCGTTGGGGTTATAAAGGATGCAGTTAGTGCGTTACTTGCAGTTCCGAATAGTGAGCCTGTGAATGATTGCGCTGTTACACTACTACTAACCTCCAACGAACCCGTAATATAAACTGAACCGCTTAATGATGCCTGCTCACCCTTCTCACCCCTATCACCCTTAGGTCCTTTAGAAACAATGGTAACAACCGAAGTTTCGTTTTGAATTACATTAACATTGGTATCCTGCTTTTTATCAGTTACAATAACCTTATTTTCAGTATTTGTTACTTCTACCGAATTTTGATTTGATGTTATATTTACCCTAATTCTATCATTACTCACCTGGTTACCTCTTTTGAAAGTTTAACTATACCTTCCAATAATCTCGTAACTACTCCTGTCGAAGATTGTAGTTCTATATCATACACCCCTTCACTAAAAGTTAAAGCAGATGAACTTGCAGCGGAAATAAACAAACCAATACTACCCGAAGTGGGGGGTAAAGTAACTGAACCTGATTGGGGAGTTAGATTTAATCCTGTACCATCTGATGCGGTAACATTTGTTATTGATAGGTAAGTAGTGGATGAATCTACTGATGGTCTTATTTGCATCCTTGCCTGATACCCATTTAAGTCAATAGGACTTCCATTGGAATCTTTATATTCCAACAATAAATCAGTAGTTGCCCCCTGCTCAATAGTAAATAAGTATCTTCCTGCTGCCATTTTTTAAACTCCTATTATGTGTGTTATTAATATAAATATCTAATATTCATATAATAACTTAAAGATTTCCTCCAAAGCAGGGTGTCTATGATTATCTTTTAATGTTACAGTATAAACATACCCACTTGGTTTTAATTTTGCTACCTCGTGAATAGCTGAATCGTTGGATGATTTTAAATCTATTTGCTGTGGGTCTCCACACAGTATCATCTTTGAATTCTTACCCAACCTCCCCAATACCATCGCAAGTTGGGATTTCGTAAGATTTTGAAACTCATCCACTATACACACACAATCATCAAATGTCCTACCCCTAAAGTGTGTAAGTGATACCAACTCTATTTTTTCATCCTGCTCCATCTTATCCAATATCGCAGATTTATCATATACCTTACGCATATTAGAACGAATGGGAACTAACCAGGGTTCTAACTTTTCTTCCAAAGAACCGGGTAAAAACCCATTATCCTCATTTGATACGGTTGGCCTTGTTACAATTATTTTGTTGTATTCCCGCTTAAAAAACGAGTCTAACGCAATTTGGCAAGCAAGGAGTGTTTTACCACTACCCGCCTTACCTAACACAAAATTGAATGGATGATTTAATATGTGTTGTTTTGCTACCTTTTGCTCTTCTGATAGGGTGATTGAAAACTTAATATCACCTTTGGGTACTCTTTTCTCTATATTCTCTGACATTGATGTAACCCCCATTTATTTTACAATAAATATCTAAATAAAAAACAAAAGGGGAAGGTTTTCACCCTCCCCTTTTCAAATAAGGTAACTTTCAGTAAAATTATTGACCTGAAATGGTCTCTAATCCATGCACATATACTTTACCATAGAACTCACCCCTTACCATTTCTTTGGCGTAACGGGTCATAACACCCTTACGAGGAGTAAAGTTCTTATAATCGTACACAAGCGGAGTCATAATCAATGGAATGTATGGAGCGTAAACAGCACCAGTTTCCAAGAATTGTGTTCCTTTGTAACCCAATAATACAACATTCTCTTGCATATATGGGTTCTTATACACTTTATAACGATTTGCGAATGAACCTACACGTGTAACTCCCATCGCAAATTCTCTCTCATCACCAGTTCCATCAGCTACATAGCCAGGAATTGATTCCAATACAGTTGCAACATCAGGAGATACTACTACGAAGTTTGCACCACCACGCATTGTTTTAGCATGAATTTGGTTAGAAACTCTCTGCAATACAGTTCCAAACGTTGCGAACCAGGTTCCCTGAATGTAAGCTTGTGATGCAGCGTTTGAATTATCTGCTACAAACGAAGATCCATTCCAAACATATCCAATTCGTGCAGACCAGTAACCTGTAGTCAATGCGTTTTGAATTAACATATCCAAGATTTCAAAATCAATCTCTTGTGATACATATTCAGATAACATTGAAGTTAATTCTGCTTCTGCATCAATAGAGTGATATGCGTTTAAATCCTGCGAAAATTCAGGTGTCCATTGTGCTTTCAACTTACGAGTTTTAGCAACAATCGGAACTGAACGCATTTCAATATTCAATTCAGGAATGTTGATATCGGTTTCAGCATTTAGTTGCATTCCAGCCGAAGTTGCCTCAAAATCACCACGAGTTATATCGCTTGGTTGTTTTTGGTATTTAATTGTCAAACCATTAGTTACATGCCCTTGATTCGAACCACTAACCACAAATGTTATAATCTGAGTACTATCAGTATATGTTGTAAATTGTGGATATACGGTATTAAGCCATGCAGCAGTAGGTATAAATGCTCTCACACCCTCAATATCAGGATTAGTAAAAGCAGATGCTGATACTTGAATCGTCAATAAATTTGCACTGGAATTTGCACCAAATAATGATGCAGAAAACGCAGTATCATAGTTAATTGCGGCAAGAGTTGTTGCAATACCAGCAGATGCGCTAACATAAGTGGTTGCACCTAACGAACCGGTACTAAGACCGGCAGTCACAGCATCATTCACCGAATAACCAAAACGACCAGCACCATATAAACCACCCGAAGCCTGGTTAGCAATTTCGGTAACACCAAATACTGAATCGGCTTGTGAATTTTTACCTGAACCGGTTGTGAAACCTGGCTGACCTGTTCCATACTTAAAATCTAAGTAGAAAATAAGACCTGAAGGAAGGTTCATCGGTTGAACTGAAACAAACTCTTTCGCAGCGATTTCAGAGAAAATACGACGAACAAGCGGAAGAGCTACACCATTCCATTCTTCACCATTTGCACCAAACATATTGGTTGCAGATGCTTCGGTTACTAACTGCTTTGCCTGATTTTCCAACAATTGAGCCATTTGATGAACTTCAACCTCATTCTTCAATCCTTCTAAAAGGCCTGTCTTTCTCCATTTAGCAGCCAAGCCCTGAGATTCTTTGCGCAAGATTTTTTCAAATCCCGTGCTCTCATTTAAAATACTTTTTATATTCATTTTTTTTATCCTTTTATTTTATAGGTTATACAAATTACTTCTTAATGTTAGCGAGTTTTTGGAATCTTGATGCCAATGAAGAACCTTCAGTAATGATACCAGCCGAAGCGGGTTTTGTTCCTTTAATTGGGTTAGATGCAAATGACTCTCTAACTACTCTTTTTTGTGTTTTTCTTGCAACATTAAGATTTTCACCCAATGTAGCGAAAACTAATTTTACTTCCCTCAAAGATGATGCTCTATCGAAGTTTTCAACAACTTTAACTTTTTGGTTTTCATTCAAATCAAAGTTTCTGAAAAGTTTATTAGTGTATAAAAGTTTTGCATTCAAAAGGTTTACCTCATTAATGGTATTCTTTAATGATTTAATCACTTTATATGCTTCTTCCAAATCACTCTGCAATTCCAAGTTTTGACTTTGTAACTCTTCGGTTTCTTCTTCGGTCATTCCACCCATTTCAGTATCATCCTCTAAATCAATGTCTAACTCTTCATCTTCTTCCATAGTAGTTTCATCATCATTCATTTCCCTAAGAGCACGGATAACTTCATTTAAATCAAGTTCTTCATCCTCTTCAGCGATAAAATCACCAGCTTCAGAATATTCAGTGTCCGATGTGTAATCAGCTACCTTATTATCACCAGTACCAATTTCAGATGATTCCAATTCAGATAACCTTCTACCAATTCTTTCACGCATTTTTCTCAATTCGGTAATTTCAGCTGCAGCTTCATCATCCTCTTCGGTTGTGAACTCATCACCCATTTCACCTTCCAACTCTCTGATAATTTCATCCAAATCTAAATCAGAAACATCACCACCCATATCATCCTCTTCACTTTCGAAATCTTCACCTTCAGTTGTGAGCTCATCACCCATATCATCATCCTCTTCACTTTCGAACTCATCACCACCCATCATTTCATCCTCTTCAGTTGTGAACTCATCACCCATCATTTCATCCTCTTCAGTTGTGAACTCATCACCCATCATTTCATCCTCTTCAGCCGTTAGAGTTTCATCCTCTAATTCTTCAGCCAATTTGTGAGACAACATAGATTGTAGTCTCGGAGTGAAGGCTTCTTCAAGGGCGATTTTTGCATTTGCCAAAGCAGTTTCTTTAACGGCTTTAGCATCAGCGATTGCTTCTTTAAGCAAATCTTTTTTGCCTGTATTCATTTAATCTCCTAAATTTTTTTGGAAAAGTAAGATTATTGTAAATCTTAATAAGTGTTATAATAATGTTAGCTTCACAATATATAGTGCTGAAGCATTAATTTAGTAATAAATATGGTAACTTTTTTGAAAACGATATTTTTTTACATAGATTTACTTCGTAAGTATTGTTTTCTCTTTGCAAGCTCCAATTTTTTAATCCTAGTAACTGAATTAGGGGTATGTTCGGAGCGTTCTCTTAACTCATCCATTATACCACTATCTTTAACCATTTTTTTGAAAAGTTTTAAAGCAACATCTACATTGTTATCCACAACTTTTACACCAAGACCAACGCCTGGATTATACATTTGGTCTCTTCTAATTTTTTTTCTTTTCGGTTTCTCACCACTTTCTTGCATCATAACTTGTTTGTTTAAGGTTTTTATTGTATTTTTAATCTAATATTGTCAATTTATTTCTTTGGGTTTTTACCAATCCATTTTTAGTTCTTACTGTAATATTACTACCGTTGATTTCCATCACAACTCCACCCACACCACTATCATCAACTTCAACCGGAGTTCCAACCTGAATAGGTTCGGTGTTCTCACTAATATCATCCAAAACAACCTTAAAAGCACGAATAGCTTTTGATATACCCTGTTGTTGTTTGGTTGGTAGTTTCTTAATATTACCCATATTTGCCTTTATAAAATCGGAAAATTTGAGTGATAGTTCTTGTATAATATCTATTGGTTTTGCCATAATGATGTGTTGTTTATAGTGGTTTTTGTATAATTATTCTTTATGCGATTTATATCCCTTACCCTTCATCCACCAAGCTAATGCATAAGGGTTATCAATACCTGGTTCATCCTTCATTGCTTTCACAGTTCCTTCCCAACCTTCCGGCGCAACTTCGGTTGTTAGTTCAAATTTTTCCATAAATGGCTTAAATGATGATATAACTTTATCTATACTCATACCATCAAATTTGTTCTGCATCTTAACATCACCTGAATTATATAGTTTTAACAACTTCTCTGCGGTTTTTGTATCAACTTTGGTAGAACCAATACGAGATGTTGAACCATTAACCACCTGTTTTAATTGATCAGATAATCTTAAATTTGTCTCACTTAACGACTTTTTTTTTAAAAAGAGTTGATAATCTCATACTCTCACCAACGAACTCTTCAGCGTTCTTTTTATCGGCTGGGTCTACATCAGTTACTTTGTAAGTTTTTCCATCAACAGTAAATGTATCCTTACCTGCTGCTATTGCCCTTGCTCTTTCTGCTCCAAATTCGTTACCTTCTTCAAGTTCAAACTCATTTACCAATTCATACATGAACGAACCACCATCATGCTCTTTTGCGTTTACAACTGCCAAGTATCCAACTTTTGATTTTGGAACTTTTAACATAGCGATAGCTTTTTGTTTTGCATCCCAAAGGTCTTTTCCTTCAATCTCATGCTTTTTATTACCCCAAAATGCGTAAAATTTAGTTTCGTTTACTGATTGATTTTCTTTAATAGAATACTTCATATGGGATGGTGCTGCACTTTGCAATGCTTTCATAGCAATTAACAAATCACCCTTACCTTTACCAGATAATACTTCGTATCTCTCACCGGTCTTTTCATTGTAAACAATTACTTTTGCCTCGTTCACATTCTCTTTTAACTTTTTTGCTAAAACATCATCAGTATAATATTGAGTTCTACCACCACCTTGAAACTTATAGCTGTATTTATCTTCTTTTGGTAAATAATCAATTGATACCAATTTCATTTTTACAGGTTTTACCATTCCAGAACCATCACCACCTACCATCATAGTAGCGCCAACTTTCATTAGTTTGTCATTTGCTTCGTTTATTGGTAGCATTGATTTTAATTTCATATTACTCATATTTTCTCCTACGAATTGTTTTGCATTTTGTTTATCGGCTGCATCTACACCAGTTACTTTAAATTTTTTACCACTAACATTAAAACTACTTTCCCCGCCTGCAATTGCTTTTGCTCTTTCTGCTCCAAAGGTGTTACCTTCTCTTATTTCATAATATTTACTCAATACCTCCCCAATTTCATCATATGTAGATTCCAACCTTTGTTGTAAGGGAGCAACCTCTTTGATTGTATTGGAAAAAACTTTGAATGATTCATTCATTGATTTCATATGGCGATTTACTGTTACCTTATCAAACCAATCCGTTGTTTCTTTCAATGTTAATGTTTGTGCAGTTTCTACAATTTTTTTGATGTTTTCATACGCCTCAATCAAATTACCATTGTGATAAATTGCTTCACCGATTTTTCTATAAGATGCAACTGCTTCAAGAAACTCTAACTTTTCTTCGGGTGTCATTTCAGTATTACCCAAACCATCCTCACCGATATTCAATCTGCGATAATCCAAGTATTGAGATTCCTTAAGTAAGCTTGATAATTTTTTCATTTATTGACCTTTGTTATTTCAATTATTAATAAATATCTAACTTTCCATTATTAGATATGCGGGCAACCCTATTATATGTGGATTTTTTTACATTTTCATTTAACTCATATTTTGATGACATTGAAGCAATAAGCTTTTTAATTGTAGTTGCATCCCCACTCATAGTGTGTGTCCTTCCCACAAATCCCGGTAGTTGTTTGGATGTTCTTGTAAAATATACTTCACCACCGGATGTTTTTAATGAAAAATCACCAAAACCGACATGAGCCAAATTACCAAACTTATTTGAATACTGGATAAATGGGGTGTCTACATAATACTCATTAGATACCTTTTTAAGATGCGGTAGAGTTTCAGCATCATATGCTTCATTTACTGATTCTAACTTCAAATTTCTTTGTGCGTTAGTTAAACCACTAACGATGGATTTGATAGCTTTTTTAGTTGCATCTACATCTTTAGCAAGAACTCTTTTTTCCAATTCTTTAGTATTTGCTTTTAAAAACTTAACAAATACGTTATGAACAACATCCCAATTTAAATCAGCTTCATTTGTAAGTTGGGTATCTTCTTTTACATATTTCATTGATGAATTAGAACCATCGGTAAAGAATACATTATCACCAGCAATCATTTTAACTTTTCTTTTGAATGGGCCTTTTTTACCTAATGCGGCTTCCCAATATGGATTATCAACAATCTTAACCATTTTACCAACTGCGATTGCTTCTTTTACCGATTTTAATTTCATAGTATGCTTACCTTCATTTTGAGATTTTTTCAACTTAACTATTTTATGAACTAAATCATTTATTTCCGAAAAAAGGTCTGCTATTTCCTTATCCAACTTTTTTTCATCTGATGATTTTGGTGTGGTGATATCCACATCACTATACAACTTTTTCTTTTTTGCTATTAAAGGGTCTACTTGTTTTAGTAAATCGTTTTTTTGCTTTTGCAAAGTTTCAATTTCTTTTGTATTTATACTCATTTTGTTTCTCCGATTTATTTTGTTTCTCCGATTTGAGGACACTCACAATACCCACCAATTTCGCAAATGATATCTCTCATAATATCACCTGCTTTTTTATACTTATCAACCTTATTAGTTACTTTAGAAATTACACCCTCATTCATAGGGGACATAAAAGCACCATAGGTAGATGGATTACTTACAAAATCCCAACATATCAAATCGAAATCCCCCTCAACTGCCACTGTCCCATCTTCTTTGATTTGACGAACCGAACCCATACCCCGCGATGATATACCAACCGTACACCCAGCCTCTACCAACTCTTTAAGTATTCTGCCCGATGGAGTATTTAATATCTCTACCTTACCCATTACATCATCACCATCCCACCAAACATCTCTGATAATATGTGATGTGTTTTTTAACTCAACAACGGATGATTCAGGATGGTCTAACTCACCATAAGCACGATTTTCGGCTATTTCCCTACCCTTATACTTTTGAACTTCACGCTTCAATATATTTTCAGGATATATTCTACCATTTTGGTTTTTTTCATTTGCTCTTTGTAGGACACCGGTTACAATAAGCCTACCATCTCCCTTCATTGCCGCTTCTTTAAGCTGCTGTGGTTTAACATCAAATACAATAGTATCTACTAATAGCTGTTTCATTTTTTACGCACCCAATTGTTTAATTTTAAGTGAAATACGATTTAACCTCTCCGATATTTTGGAAAAGTTATTTCTTGTCTTTTTCCAATAAGTATTAGATGAAACACCCATCTCAGTTTTTAATTTTATGTTTTGATTCACTAAATGCTCTACTTCGTATATTTTTCTATTGATTTCTTTGATTGCTTTATTGATTTTTAATTGAGGGGAGCCTGTTTCATTTTTACGATATTGACGATAATTCATTTCACCAATAACACCCTCAATCTCACGCTCCCATCTCTCTAAAAAATTTCTCTTTACATTTTTTATCTTTTTGTAACCCAACACCTCAATATGGTCATTATCCATATCCTTTTCAGTTTTCGCAAAAGCGTGCGGAGTTCGAGGTGGACCAGCACCACCATCCAAATTAGAGGTAACATTTTGTTCTTCCAAATCATCATCACTCACCTCAGGTTCAATCGCTTCTAGCTGCTTGAATTTCTTATCAAGTTCTTCAATTAAAAATCTACTCATATATTAGATACCTTTTAACTCGTTTAACAACTGATAATAACGTAAAAGTCCCAAAGCTTGTGTTTCAGAAACTATTTTTGAATTGGATAGGTTATCTATCAACCCAATTACCTCTTTAAGCTTTATAGAATAAACCTTATCGGAAACTTTTATCTTACTAAACTCATTTTTAAGTTTATTTGTTTCCCTCAAAATAAATCGTTTCAAATTATCCGAATTATCAATATTGTTGATGTAGTTTCTTAAAACCGATTTTTGTTCGGTGGTCAATACCTTATACTTATCATTGAACTTATCAACCAAAAACTTATACGCTAATAAACGAACATCTTTGGATTCTTTGGTGTATTCATCAGTAGTTACTTCTTTAAGGGATTTTACCTTTTTAGTAACATTTTCCAAAATAACGGTCTTACAATCAACCCACTCCTTTGGAGATACACTTTCAGTATTTTCAAACAATTTGTAAATAGAAGCAAGTGATTTATAATTATTCACCCTATACTTAAAAAAATCGGTAGCGTTGAACCTTTCGTTAATAGCTTTAATCAAATTGTATTTCTCACGTTTCAGCAAACTCTCATTTAACTTCTTTCTTTCTGAAAGTATGATGTTCAAAAACTCACCGGCTTTATAATCACTATCAAATGTTTCTTTTACCAAAAATTGATATAATTTAAGCTCTTTATTCAGTTCACTTCCATTCTTAAAATGCTTTTTAATAATTGAAAGGGCTGATGAGTTTTTCTCATTCAAGGTATCAGATGCAATTTGTCTGACAAGTAATTCAAACAAAACACCTGTATTTTTATATTTTGAATGTTTGAGTTTGTTCATTTTATCCCTTATATATCATTTAATAAATATATGAAATTTAATTAAACCATATCATTTAATATGTTTTTCTCATCTAACATACCAACTTCTTGCTTTTTTTCACCAATTTCAAGAGATTCCATCAGTATTTCTTTGGTTTTTACTTTATAGGACTTCAAATTTGATTGTAATTGTAGGTTTTCAATTGATAGTGGTGATTTTCTATAATTGTGATATGGTGATTCGGGTGATATGTTTTTTTCATATCCTAACGGATTTCTCCCAAAATTACTCCTATCCGCCCCAATACTACTACCCTTTTTAGGTCTACCTGCTCCCGGCCACCCACCCTTTGGTGAACCACCTAAATTTTCAGGCACTACTTGATTATCATCCGTTTGCGGTGGAGCTTCTTCACCACCATCAGCACCTGCCGGTGGTTGTTCCGCTGGCATTCTATTCATATAAGCCATATCATGCGGTGTTCCGAATGACTCACCAGTTTTGACAGGGTCATTACCCTCATTTTCAATTTGAGCTTGCCTAAACCCTAACTTCAAATCATCAATAACTTTTTGTTGCTCTGCTTTCCACTCATCATCAGACATATTAAATACATTTTTGTATATCCACTCCTGCGACAACATTTTTGATGTTTTAATATCAGTTGCCAATCTAACATTTTCAACCCACAAAGCAACTTTTTCTTGCTGATAAATAATAGATGGTGGTGTTAAATCCAATGTAAAGTTTGCTAAATCTTCATTTTCATACCCCTGCGCATAAAGGTGAATAACAGCGATTTTCGTTAATTCGGAAAGAACGATTTTTTGAACCCTTTCAATACTCCGTGCAAAACGAATATCTTGTTGCGCAAGTGTTGCCTTACCTTCAACTGCTTCCTCATACCCAATAAATGCCTTTGGAACTTTAAGAGCAGCCATCATTCGGTTTTTAAGATAGTTTATATCGTCAATCCCCGTAAACTCCATACCACTCAATGTTTCGATTTCAGTACCGGATTGACCACCCCTAACAGGTAGGTAATAATCCTCCAACATATTCTGCAAATTAAATTTTAGGTTGTAATCCCCAGTATTTTGGTCTACAAAAGCAGTTTTTTTAGTGTTATCTATAATGTTACGCATGTGTTGGTCTACTTCGGTAGGTGGTATATTACCAACATCTACTTTGAATATCCGTTTTTCAGGTGCACGCATAATACGATGTATCAACATCGCATCTTCCATTAAAATCAATTGTTTCCAACTTTTTCTTGCAGGCTCCAAAAGTGACCTACCATATGGTAAAAAGTTTGTATCTGAAAATAATCGGAAATGGGCTATTCTATAAAATGGTATATAGTTTTTTGGGTCATTTTGTGATTTTTGATAATTAAATCCGGTAGAACCTCCCCCAAAATTGGTCATCTTAAATCTAACTTCAAATGGGTTTTCTGGATTAAATCCTTCTTCCCTCTCAACCTCATACGCAGATATAGGTGATGCGTTTACAATACCAACACCCTCATGAATATCCAAATCCAAATAATAATCACCATATTTATTCATTCCCCTAATCCACGCCCATAAATTAAACTCAATGTTTAAGACATCATAGAAAAGGTTGTATAGTATTTTCTTTATGTTTTCATCATCAGAGTTAATTCGTAGAACATCACCCACATCGTTTTTAAGAGTGCACTCATCCGAATATATATCTAACACCGATGCGATAATAGAATCCTTATCCATTGCTTCATAATCAGTATATAACTCCAATCTATTAGATGAATAGTTGTATTGGTTATTATATGTTTCCCAATTTTGGCGAGAAGTGTGTAACCTACCATATCTATCATAGTAGGATGTTCCTTTTATATTACCCTGCGATTGTAATCTTTGAGTATCAATTGCTCGAGTTTTACCCTTACCAATTCTACGGACTACAACCTGAGTTGAAAATAATCTTTGTAATCTACCAAATAATGATTTATCTACCATAAGTATAAATATGATTTTTTTATAATAACCAACTTAAATCAACATCATTACCACGAACATCCTTCATTGAGTAAGGATTTTGCTGATATGCGTTGTTAGAATACACTCCCTTATCACCTGATACTTTGATTATACTACCCAATGTGCTACGAGTTAAGTCCATACCTTGCTTTCGTAATTTTAAAGCAGTATCTCTTACCCATAAACCAGTTGAAAATGATATTACCAAATCATCATTGTAACCCCGTTGTGCTTCTGCCTTTGAACCATTCCAAATAAAGACAAATAACTCATCTAACAATCTTTTAGAGTGAATTATTGGAGATTTTTCTCTCATATAAGTATCTAATTTAGACACTATTAGAGGACGAGTTCTTTGGGTCATTGAAAATCCTGGCACCATATCCTCTTTTAATTTTAGGTCCCATCCCCTCCGCAGATGAATATCATCATCCACATAACCCAACTCCCTATATGAATAATAAAGGTTTTGATAATTACGGTCAATTGCCTCCTGAATAACTGCCCACCCAATGTTTGCATTCTCAATTACCAAAAGAGCATTGTTCCATTCCGTTGCAACTGATGTTAAGAATGCCCCATATTGCTTTGTTTCTATCTTACCCCTATACTCTGCCACCTGTTCAACTCGTTCCACATCAATAACATGAAAAGCAGAGTAATCCGCACCATCACCCCTTGCAACATCCGCAACCACAACATAATCTTTTTCGTAATTTGGATAATCCCATATCCAATAGTTTGCATCAAACCCACGCTTTTCAACCGGTTCGGTGATGTAGGTTTCCCTATACCACTCCAAAACGCTACCATCTACAACGGTATAACCTGATGATATGAAATCGCAATTATGTGATACAACGCCATCTACATTAAATATATTACCCCCACAAACCTCAACAATATCATACAATGTAGTGTCCATATCAGTACATTCAATAGATACCACATCAACATACCGATTATCAGCTGATGATATTTTAGAACCTATTACCAAATCGGAAGCCAATATCTTTTCACCATCCAACATAAATGAGTGGTTATCTGAACATTTTAGTGTTTTTCCGTTTGAAAAGGTTATTGTATAAATTGAGGTCTTGTTTAAGCATCTCATTCCACCAAATGGTTGAAAACCGCTTGGTGTCATTATTTCAAACCTATTATTTGCTTTAAATCTATAGTTCATTATGTTTTACTCTGATAAAGTTACATGCTAACAATTTCTCTATTTCATATTGGCGTATTAAATCTTTTTGTTTAAGTTTACCATTTTCATCAAAGTGGTGTTTTTCATCGTATTCTATTACAATATTTTTTTCCTTACTATATCCATCGACAAAGTAACCAAGTTCTTTTATGTAGTATTCACCACCATTTTCAGCATGTTGTAAGTCGGTTATGCCTAATTTTTTTGCAGCTTTCTCAATTTCCGTAATTGAGTTATAGTTGTATCTTGGAACAGCCTTACCTTTTAGATTTTCAATATATTTTAATGTAGATAATCTCATTTTATTTTTAGTGGCATTTGTATGTTTTTTACCAAAAAACGATTTTTTTGGTTCTGGGCACTGCCTACAATATTTTACCCAATTGTAAACTTTTCCGCATTCACATTTTAGTTTTTCCAAATCACCATTATTTTCTGCCAAAAAAATCATTCGATACTTAAAGTTGTATTTTCCCTTATATGTGTTTTGTGCTTTTAGGGTATCTTCGAGAAGCTGCGTATGATAGTAAATTGATTTATATAATTTTGGGTTTTCACATATCATTGTTCTATTTTTAGCTCTACCAAAATAATTTTTATAATAATATTCCCCCAATAGCAGTTGAATTGTATCTTCAATTGAATATAATTCCGATATACTATCTATATTACTTTTTATTTTTTTCCAACCATCTTTTATATACTGCATAAGCCCCTTTCATTCGCACTCTTGTGTTAATAAATATGAAATTATAATTTATTATATAACTCAAATAAGGATATTTCACAAATTTCACCTGTATGGGTATCTTTTACAACCACATTTGAATCACCCCACAAGCAATCGCATTCTTGAGCAGCACCTTTTTCACCCAATAATCGGGTTTGCTCATCTCTCCACCGTTTACTTCTTTCAGGATGAACCGTCCAATGTAACCTTGTAGGATGCCACTTATCACCACTTTCCCCCTGCAACCATATTTTATGAAAAAAGTTACCTACTCCATTGGGTGTTGAAAGAACAATAGCACCACCACCCGTTGAAAGTGTGGATTGCGCTGATAACCATATTTCCTCAATACCTTTGATAAAAGCGGCCTCATCAATAATCAATAACGACAGTGCTTCAGAACGTCCTGCCGTTTCAGTTGCGGATACTGCTTTAATTTGAGAACCATTTTTCAATCTAAGCGATAGCTTGTTATCTTCAGCGGCAGCAACTTTTAACCAACTTGGTAGATTATCATACATAAACCTAACTTTGGTTACAAGGTTTTTTGCAACATCCTGGTTAGTTGCAATTACAAGTATGTTTTTATCCCGCTGAAATATCATCAACCACAATGAATACCCCGCCGATATGGTTGATATACCCAATTGGCGCGATTTAAGAATAACATTGAATCGGTGATTTTTAAAATCATCAATAAGGTTTTCTTGAAAATCGTAAAGGTTGAATAGTATCTTACCTTTATGCGGATGTTGTATGTAACAATACTTTTTGAAAAAATATATAGGGTCTGTAGCGCATTTTACATACTCATCCGATATTATTTCTTTAAGGCTTTTTGACATTACTTACCAATTCTCCAATAAAGTTTTGCGGTAAATGTGGGATTAAACCTATTATCCAAACCAATTCCAATCCCGTATGCTTTTCTTTTTTTAGTTCTAACTAACATCTCACCATTCACCATCATAAACTCACGATTTCCTGCTAATGAACCACCTAAATAAAGTTCTCTTTTATCAATAAAAATGGTATTGGTTACAATTTTAGTTGGTATGCGTATAGTAGATGTTGTTTGTCTGGATTCTATTTTGTTTTGTGATATAGTATCGTTTATTGTTACATATCCAAATGTATCCACTAATACAGTATCTTTGTAATTATATTTTGCGTAGTAATCCCCCAAAAGTGCCATAGTATCAACAGGTTCGGTTTGGGATATGAATATACTATCAACATCAACAACTACCCTATCTTTCCATTGTGGGGTATATACCGTTGATACATTGTTGATTGTATCATACTTATACTCTATTGTGGTTACAGTATCCATAATGGGTTCATTTTTGAAAACATCTTTAATGGCCCCAAATGGTATTCTATCCCTCAATAAAAATAAGGCGATTAATACAACTACTATTACTCCAATAAATTTAGATACTTTGCTCATTTGTGGGTTTCCTCTTTTTATGGCGTGACTTATACCTTTTTGATTTTGGTTTTGTGGTAGTATTTTCTGCCGGTGTTTCAATAGGTGTAATTACCTTATCATCTTTAACATCACCCTTCAATTTACCAACTGAACTGGTAGCTGATGTAGATGTTTTCCGTTTCAATTCCTTTACAGGTGATTGTGGTGGTTCTACCTTCGGAATGTGAATGGTTTGGATTTCCTTTACAGGTTCAGCAACCTGCGTTGAAACAGGCTCACCCATCACCCAATTAAATAATTTTTTAAAAATGTTTATCATAACAATTTCCTCCGTTTTTTATATAAATAGTTAAAATTAATCTAAATTGTTTATAATCAACTCTACCTTATCTTTGAGTAGAGAACTATACTTACCATCAGTAGCAATTGATAATGCTCCTAATATCTCTGATTTTGTTTTTTGATACTGCTCACTATCAGTATCACTCATATACTTTTTTGCCCCCCATAGATGATACATACTGCTATCTATGAGGTTAGATGAATTATCATCTAAGTTATATAACAACTCATTTACTGAGTAAAAATCTTCACTAGTAAAGATAACTGGTATTAGTGATTTTGATTTTATATGTTTTTTGTTTATTACCCTTTTATAGTTGATAAGGGCTGATAGTAACCACTGCTCTGCAATTATTTGAGGTGATGATGAAGCATAAAATGCTTCCTTTTCTCTGGTCATATTTTTTACTTCCCCACTACCACCCAATACAAACTTAAAGTAGTTATCAACATACTCTTTTCTAAATTCATCGTTGAATACCCCAAATACCGCAGTATTCATCGGAAATGTATCTTTAAACGATTTAACCATATCCTCATCCCACTCCCACTTATCCGAATGTTCAATATCTAATGGGTTTCCATAACTAATACCCGATTCCAAATGTAGATACATAATATCAACCCCAACCGAATCCTTTTTCAAATTACGATATAAAACCAAATCGGTATCATAAATAACAAATGGTGCTTTTAATTTGGACATAGCCCATATCTTTGGAGATGCCCAAAAGTTAGAGGATATATCATCATAAGGATAATCATCAAAATAATCGGTAATAACCCCATCATAAAGTGGTGTTATATTCCAACCATCATAAAACTCTTTTGATTTTTTATCGGTAATCAAATAAAGTGGGGTATCACCATTAACCCTTTTGTGGTAGATGCATGAATACATCTGAACCAATAACTCTAATCCGTTGGGGGGTGATTTCGTATTTACTATAAAGACATGATACGCATTCATCAAAACTCATTTGCAATAAATATGATTTTAGATTTAATTAATCCAAAAATGTAATTAAAACTTTAAGGGGTGTATTTCCTCTGATAACCCTATGATAAGTTTCTTTTCGGATTTTTAATCTATCTCCGGGCTTTAATTCAACTGGAACCTGATTATCCAACTGAACCATCCAACCCCTACCACTAACCACTTCTATCAACCTATCTTCCTTGTCTCTATGCCATACCAATTCCGAAATATCTACATTTGGGTTAAATACCCTATGAAGTTTATTTTGTAATTTGGTTTCAGAATACGGTCTTTTTATCATACTACCAATATGCGTTTATATCCTCACCACCACCGATTTTAGACCAATGACGGGGTAAATTACAAGACCAATATCCTGGCGTTGTTTTATCTTTTTTATCAGGGCAGTTATGCCTATCTGAAAATGCTCGTCTTGCTTCTGGGTTACTTATTTTTGCGGTCAATCCACCCTTTACATCACCAAAGGTTACTTTTCGTATATTGCCGCTTGATGGGTCTTTAACATATACCACATACTTTTTACCTTCACCTGTGTTTCTTTTCGGTGAATTTAATTCTACTTCCTTTCCCTGATATTCGGCTTCTACTAACATTGGAAAATCCAATAAAACTTTCTTACCCTCATAAACCCCAACTTTACCTAAATCCGAATCTAAAAACCACTCATCACTTTCATTCATTGGCATGAATTTACCACTTTTCCACATCTCTCTACACTCATTCACTAATTTGAAAAATCCGGAGGAGCCCCACCTAAACACATTTTCCGAAATTGGCACCTCATTTTTTAAGTGCCAACTCAAACCCTCACTTAAATTCTGACTTTTTTTTTACTTTCACCCAATGGGTTTCCGTTCACATTCAACTCACCATTCAAATAGTGTTTTGCGTTTACCATCAGCTCTTTGGCACGAATGATATCCGATTGCCACCAATGGGGAAAATCAACTTCTTCATCGGTATTATCAAATTGTTTTAACATCTCACCCAATTCGGTCGCATATTTTACTATACGATATAAATCAGCTCTTAACATATTTGGTTCATCATCTTGATGCCCCAAATCAATATCTTCAGTTAGGGTTTTTAATTTTTTCAATTTTGCTGTTAAATCAGCCATTTTCTTCAAATGTGCCGTTTGCTTTGGAGTTCTATCGTTTTGTGGTATTTTGGTAAATGCAGCAGTATCTTTGGCGTTATCTTTTAATGTTTTCTGAATTTTTAACATCTCCCGCTTTTGCGCTACTTGCTCTTTACCTGCTTTTCTAATTGATGAAGCAGATGGTTCTTCATCATCATCTATTTCGTTTATAACGGGGTATTTCTTTCCACCAAACTCAAACTCACTCAACCCTTGCTTTCTTGCATTGAAAAGTGCCCCAGTGAACGCATTACCTTCGTTTATGTTATCCTGTGCCAAAATCATTACATCATCCAAAGTGCTTGTAACAGGCCCATTCATTGTTCTGATTGTTACTTTGTTACCCTGCACTTTAAGCACCATTCCGGTTTTGTTTTTGGACTTTAAGTGAACAAAATCACCACGCTCAAAGCCTAAATCTCGTTTTGCCTCATTTACACCATCTTGTGCCAAAATCATTACATCATCCAAAGTGCTTGTAACAGGCCCATTCATTGTTCTGATTGTTACTTTGTTACCCTGCACTTTAAGCACCATTCCGGTTTTGTTTTTGGACTTTAAGTGAACAAAATCACCACGCTCAAAGCCTAAATCTCGTTTACCTTCGTTTTTGGGTTGTCCAAATTTACTTAATATTTTAAATGCGGTTGATTGCATTTTTAATAAGCCTGAATTAACAAACTTATCTTTGTTACCAGATTGATTTAACCCATCATATACACTAATAATAGCAGATGCAGAATAACTATCAACTCGCATCTTTCTACCTGTTGCAGGGTCTGTTAATACCTTTGAACCTGATTTTACAATATCTCTTAACTGAGAAATGATTTTAGGGTCATTCTTTGCTTCATTTACAACAGACTCTTCAGTTCTCCAACCACCACCTGCATCCTTATATTGTTTCGCAGCCCAAGCATTGGCATATGCTGAATTGCCTGTTATAGTAAACCAGCCATTTTGCATCATAACCCAAGTTTTATTATCAGTTTCAGGACACCAAACATTCTCTCTTTCACCCAATTGAGTTTTTATAACATTTTGACTTCCATGAGTTTTCTTACCCCTAATTATAGTAACACTAACAACATCATTATCAAAATCATTTACAGATACATAATAACCATTCAAATAAGCAGCATATATTGTTGCTAACAAATGGTCTCTATTTTTTTGAGAAAATCCAAAAGTTCTTCGGCCAACCGCTTTAGTAGATTTACCTTTTTCCCACCCATCATAAACTATGGCACTACTTAACCAAATTTCTCTTTGCTGTGTTGACATTTTTACAATTTTTTCAACCCAAGAATCGTGCTTTCCCCAATTTTCATTTATCAAATTTAAATCAGTATCGTTTTGCATTGTAGATGAAAATACAATTCTCATATGAGTTGTTATATCTTTTGCTTCAACCAATTCAGGAGTTCTATTTTCATCACGCCTTATAACCCATTTGTGATTTGGAGTACACCTAAATCTAAATCCTGTTGCTTTTTTTATTTCCATAAGTGGCGCATCTTCAAAATAATGTATATTTTTTATGGGCGACCATTCAAGATTATCCTTTTCTAAATTGTATGTAAGTATATCTTCTCCAACTTCTAACTCATCATATGATTTTAACCCATCTTTTGTAACCGCAAGCGAATCAAGAGGAACACATGGGTAAACGTCAAACTTTTTCTTTGCTTGCGATTTATAATAAGACCATTTTGATGGGTCTGTTGGAACATTTTTTTCTATTAGTAGTTTCATTTACTTCCTCAAAAATTATGGGTTGTAATTTTTAATGTTTAATTTAACAAATTGTTCAAAATCTTTTGGTGATAAATATGTGTTAATTTCATATCCTGTTAAGTGTTTATTTCCCAAAATTAAATAACCTTTGGCAGTTTCCCAATTTTGAGGTATATCATCATTTATATTATCAAACTCACCCGGCAAATAAGTTACCAATACATTAAACACTGTCTGATTACCACCAAATAACCAACCACTCGGGGGTTTAATGGGTGTATTTCCAACCCTAAACTTTCTAATCATTATACCATATCCCTTAGCAGGGTTTTCATATCTTCTAAACCAATTATCGGTTTCTAACCTGTAAACAGCAGTTTGTCCCGATATTTTTCGCATAAGAACCAACTTAACAAGGGATGCCCAATCTGGGTCACCAGGCTTACTTCTTAAATCTTTAACCGTTCCAATATCATCCGATGGATTATCATTTTCGTTTATCATTTGAGATTTTATGGCTTTCCTAATAAGATGTCTTAATTCCGATACTTTCATTGTTTGTTTCCTTTTTGATTTATATTATATAAATATAGTGTTTATTTATTTCCGTTAATTTTTATGCACCAGTTTTAACAAAAATCGGAGTTTGCCCCTTTGATTGTTCACCGCCCTTTTTAGCATCCCCTGCTTTCTTTTGAGCAGCCCTTTTTCGTTTTACAAACTTAGCCCTTCCTTCCGGTCCTAACTTATTAGCTTTTTCTTTAGAAAGACATGCTGAGTATGCTTCACCTTCTTCCGCATCCCCACACTTACCCAACTTTTTGCCGGTGGTAGAATACCTATCCCAACCACCACCTGATGTTGAACCGGTCTTACCCTTACCAAACCACTTTCTTAAATCCTCTCTGATAATTTCTCTTACTACAATTTGGATTAATTCTCTAAGTTGTTGTTTCTTGTTCAAGTTCTTTCTCCAATTTTTCGATATATTCCTCACGCAACTTTTCAAAATCGGCATCTATTTTAGACAAAACTGCTTCAATATCAACCCCATTCCATTCCTCAACCGAACCATTTTCGTTGATAAACTTCATTTTTAGCGCAACTTTAAGAGCATCCTTTTCAAATTGAGCCTGCTTTAACCATGCTTTCGCATTCTCCAGCATTTTCTTTTTTTCATACCTATCATACTCCCCACTCATTCGTAATTTTGATTCCATACTCAATACACAATCAAAACACATACCATGAAAAGCACGCATTTTTTCATCTAACCTCTTTGGGTTTTTGCATTCGCAGGTTTCCTTCATACAATTAGGGAACTTTTTCAAGTCCTGCCTAAGCTGATGAAGCTTACCGAGTTTTACTTTATACCCGGCTTTCTGCTCCCACATATCCCCATTTGTATCCTGCCATTGTTCACCTACTTCCCGACGAACATAACCTGATGTTTCTTCAAACCCAATAGTTGTTTTTGTTTGGGTTCGGTGTACACCATCCAACATCTCCGAAACCGCTTTTGTATTTTTTAACTTGCTCATAACTTATTTTACTATAAATATCGAAATTAATAGAATAAACCCAAAATTTGATTAAGTGGGGCGAAAGTTCCAGTTAACTTGAGCGTCATACCTTTGTATACAAAAACTATTCCCTCATTTGGAACAATCTTATCAGGACCACCTATTGTCGCCATTCTTTCAAGCTCTAATTGTAACTTTCTTATCTTTTTTTCATCCCCACCACTTTTAACATCTTTAATGGTTTGGTCTAATCGTTGTTTCATATTACGAACTGCTTCATCTGGGTTCACTGTCAATACTGAACTCATAAACGATAATACATCTGCGCCAACCCCTAAAAATATATCTTCAAATGGTCGAATATTATCTTTTGATATTTTTTGATGATCATTCTTATCCACACCCTTCGCCCACTCTAATACCTTATCCGATTTTATGTTGTTACTATTTAAGACAAAACTTTTGTCGTAGAATGCCCATCTTTTTATCAAACCTTCTCGTGTAAATTTATCTAATTTTTCGGGTGAGTTTTTATCTATGTATTCACCCCACCACGCCTGATGATATTCTGCCATACCATCACTATCTTTTAAACCATATTTTGATTGTAGTTTGTTTAACATCCCCAAATACTTTGATTGTAATTTTTCCAAGTTTATTTCCTTTGGTAGCTGTGTAATAGGTGGTCCTTGTATTGTGTATTTATCCTGCACATTCTGATTGATTTGTTTAATCATTCCCGCTAATACCTTTGCATCAGATTGGTCTGCCCCAATCGCAACACCGGATTCATCGTATTCGGTAGTGTTGTGAAACACCAAAAGAGCCTGACCATAAGGTATTACATTTACTGATGTTGGATATATCACTTCCAAATTCATAAACTTTGCACCCTGTTTGAAAATCTTATCCCTTTGTGCTTTTGATAATCGCTTTATTGCCACTTCTAAATCCCGCATAGCAAAGTTGTAAGCATCAGTTAGCCCACCCCTACCTCCGAACTTTGAAGCAACATCTGCGGCGTTCATTGCGTTTTCACCCCGATTAGCAAGGTGTCCTTTGTTTCTTGCGGCAATTAACCCCTTATCATCTCGCCAACTAATAGCAAGTGCCTGTCCATCTGTATTATGAACCAATATACCATTTGCGTAATAACATGAAAAATTATCAACTTTTATGTCATACCTGGTCTGAACTTTGTTTACTGGTTTTATTGATTTAATTTTCATAGTTTATTTCCCTCAAAGTGTTTTCAATTCCATATCTTCGGTCAAATCTTTAGCCTGAACATATCCTATACCATCTACATACATTCTATGATTTGGGGTTACTTGAATGGTTTTACCATCTTCCATTTCGATTTCTAACCACTCATCAGTATCATCGTTATTAAAATATGCTATAACATCCATAAATTCACTATTTCCAGTTTCTTCATTAAATGATAATACCGAATCGGTAAGTTTATTATCTACAAACTCTGATATGGGTATATTTCCATTATTTTTAGTTTGTATAACACTATCACCCGCTATGCACTTTTCTCGAGTTAATTCCAAATCACCTTTTAAGGCCTTTGCTATTATGTTTTTTAAATCACCAAAAGTTAAACCCAACTCTAAATCAAACGGATGATTCATATGACCGTATGCCCCGCCTTCTGTCAAATAATCGTTGAACTTTCTACCAATTCTTTCTAATAACTTATATTGCTTTCTATCTATTACTTCTAATTTTTTTCCAATCACCCATTCAACAACCTCATATCCTAACCCCCTAAATACTTCCTGCAACTCCTTGTCCTCTACACCAGTAATATCAACCTCTACTTCGGGTGGAGCTTCAGGTGGTGCAACATCCAATGGAGTAGTAGCAATATCAGCAGTTACATAATCTTCCGTTTCGGGTATATCTAAAAGGTCATCCATTGTGAATACCTTTCTTCTACTTGCATATTGATAAAAATCACCCGTACCTTTTGCCGATTTTTTAACCATCGCATCTGCTTTTGGAAACTCTATTTGTGTATATCCACCACTAACAAACCAATAATCGTTTTTTTGCGCATCTTTACCCAAACCCAATACTCGTTTTTTACCTGGCGGAACATAAATTGCATCAGGCTCACCTGGATCTGCACCATATCCACCTCCCAATGATGATTCAATAAGGGGAATTAAATTATACTTACTGAAGAAGTCTGATATAATTTCGTTTACTCCACCCAGCTTTTGGGTTATCATATTGTATATTTTTGGATTAAATTTTGGATATGCTTTTTTAAATCCCCCTTTTCTTTGTGATTCATCTCCCGCTGATAACCATTTTCTTACATCCGTTCCACTTATTGGATTTGGTTGAGCAGGTGATGTATAAACATAACCACTTTCTTCATATCCACTTACAGGTTTAAATCCGGCACCACTATGAAATTTTTTGAAATATTTACCACCTAATCGTTGTGCATCTTTTTCCCCTACCACAGTTACAAATGCCGTTGTTTGAGGTGAAAATCCACTTAATATTTCAATTGGATTATATGGGTTTTTTACCTGCACTACCTTATTCTTTGGAATATTAAACATTGTAGTCATTATTGTTTTTTTCTCCAAAAAATTAAAGGGGTCTTTAGGTCCACCACTTTTGTTGGATGTCCCAATCCAAACGGCATCCTTACCAAACTTTTGAACTAAATGTGAATAGGTAGCATAATGCCCCTTATGGAAAGGTTGAAACCTACCCGCATATACCACCACTATATCTTTGACTTCTTCGGTTAATATCTCTTTAACCCATTCTTTTATTAAATTTCCCATATAGATAAATATACAGTTTATTTTTGTTTATTGTTTTGTTTTAACTTCCCCATCGCTTCTTTGGATGTAAGTAACTTACCCATACTTGCCATTTTTTGAAATTCCTCCATAGTAATACTGATAATGGGTTTACCACTATCTTTAATTTGTTGGAGGAGTTGAGGTGTGGGTTTAAGGAACATAGTGTTAGGGTTAGTTAGGTAAATAACAGGGGATTAGGACAGTATTTCCATTTAATTTTATTTCCATCCAATAATCAGGTGTTCCTAACGCAAAATCATCAGCAGTTTGCCCATATATTTCCTTAGCGGGAACATCTGGTAGGTATCTTGGTGGGGGATTACTAGCTTGTGCAGCATCAATTTGAATCCATTTTGTACTTGCAGGGTCTGATGTTATGTGTACATATTCAGCAGGTGATGATTGTTGTAACCCAACAAAACCACTATCTGTAGTTACAAGTATTCTTGGATTTCCACCCGTAAAAACCTCAATTACTCCAGTTGGTGTTTCAGTTCCTATACCAACATTACCATCACCCTGTACAAATAATGCTGCCGATGCTGATGGTGAAGATACCCGCAGTAATGATTGATTATTTGCCCCACTTACATGCAATCTTGCAGAAGGGGTTAATAATCCTACACCCACATTACCACTAGCACTTATAAAGAAGTATTCTGCACCTGTTGTGCTTTGCACTCTCATTAAATTATCAGTAGCAACTGTGCCGCTAATGTGCAAAGACGCGGTTGGAAATCTTGTTCCAATTCCTACTCTTGATGATCCTACAGTAGTTCCTACTGAATCTATAGTTAGTACTGAATCAGTTAAAGCAGTTGCGGAGGTTGAACTATTATTATTTAATAAAAAGTGTATTTTACCACTTGCATTACCACCGCCACCATGCCCATCTGTCCTTTCAAATACAAGTGCCGATTTTCTATAAGATGCGTTTGTTTGCTCAACATATCCAAAAGATATGCCTGAAAAGTTATTAATGGAGACTTGCGCTCCAAAACTCGCTGCTATACCAGATATACTACCATTATAGACATCAAAAAGACGTTGGGGGGTTGATATTCCAATACCAACTCTACCACTACCACTTACAAATAATATATTAGCGTTTGTTGGTGAACCTACCCTTAATAAAGCATCAGCATTAGCGCCACTTATGTGAAGTTCTGCGGTTGGTGATGTTGTGCCTATGCCCACCTCAGTTGTTGGAGTTATTTTAACATTATTTGTAAATGTAGATGTAAAGTCATTCCAACTTCTTAATAACATACCACCATCGGTACTATCACGATGTATGTTAGGGAATGTAGCTCCATTAGCATTTATACTAACACCGGTGTTTCCATTAACAACTAAATTATGAACAGGTGTTGTAGTTCCAATGCCTATATTACCACTGCTACTTACATACAGGTGATTAGTGTTAAATGCTGATGTGCCATCATTTAGTATAGTTAAACTTGCGCTTGCATTACTATTTTCTACCCTAAATGCTGTCGTTGCGGAGGTTGCTCCACTGCCTCTAATTTCTAATTTTGCCGATGGCGAACTTTCTCCAATACCTACAAACCCAGTAGAACCCACAATTCTCATTATTTCAGGTTGGGTAACTGCGCCTGCGTAAAATGATATATCATTTGCTCCAAATACCCCACCAAGCTCTGATAACATATAAGCCCCAGCATGTCCGAAACTTGAACTTGCTACTATGTTATTGGTATTATATCTGATATATGGAGTAAACTGCCCTGCCGTAAGAGCACCAATAGTTGATGCCGTTATAGAGGTTACAGTTATACCCCCGTTTACTTGAAGAGTGTTTGTTGGTGTCCCCGTTCCAATACCAACTCTACCACTACCTGATACGAATAAAGCAGAAGGTGCGGATGGTGATGATACTTGTAATAAATTGGCGTTATTTGAGCCAGTTATTAAAGCATTATCTAATATGGTAGGTGAAAATATATCCATTTTTATTAATAGAATATTAAGGTTCTGAAGTGCGGTGTATCATTACTTCTTAAATAGTATAAGTAATCTAATCCATCATCACTCGTTTTTAATATCATTCTTTGAGCTTGTCTTGCGGTTGAGTTACCTGCTGGTAATGTGGTTGCGCCATTTTCCATAATATCTCTATCAGTATCTATGTAAACAAACTGAGCGGAGATGTTAGGTTGAATATAAATTCGGTTTTTACCATCATAAGTAATATTAGTTCCATCAGTTAAGTTAAAGTTGGTAGCGTGATGCCAAGGTGGTATAAACGGATACTCATACATCATTGTTGCTATATTGTATTTTACAAACCTCAATGTAGAGTTTGCTTCAAACATATAAATGTATTTTCCTAATGAGCTAGTTGGTGTTAGGTTACTACCACTTTCTCTACCATATATCCATTTCATATCAGCACCCGCAGCACCTGTTACTGTAGAAGTTGTATTTCTTCTACCAGTTGGTAAAATACTATATACAGTTGTTGTATCAGGCGTTGCAGTTGTAGCACCAGCAGTATTAGTAGTACCAAAAGTTATTGTATTATTGGTATTTGATGAAATAGTTGCTTCTTGCCCCACACCCGTTCCTGCTAAAAATCTAATTTGAGCACCCACCCAAAAGTTAGTAGGCCAGTTTTTAGTAGCATCTACAAGAGTGGATGCAGTACCTCCCGTTGCAGTTCCAAAGCCACGCGATGATGATAACTCAAATGATACAACAAAGTTATTGGCAGTTGCTGCAGCATTTGCTGATAACGAAGCAGTTACAAATAATCCATTAGAACTTGTTTCAAATGAACGGAAGAATGTTGGAGAAGCAAAGTTTGTGCTGCTTGTTATAGGTGAACCAATGGGAACTTGTGATAATGTAGCAAACTGCGAAGCACTCATATAAAGAAATGGTTGACCACTAATCGTACTACCTGTTAAATAAAAGCTACTTGTTCCCGTTGTTATACCAGTATCTAATCCGTAACTTGCTCCAAATGCTTGAGGGCTTAATATGTTATATCCCCATACTGCCGTATTACCTGTTAAAGTAGTAGCGGATGCTTGTGCTGTTGCCAATGTTAGAGATTGCGAAGTATTTGCAGTAATTCTTGAATAGTTAGTTGTAGGTGCGGTTGGTGAGCTACTCCATACTTGCACTATATTACCTACATGCTCATTTGTTACCCAGTTTTTAGATGTATCAAATAATAGTGTAGTTGTATGTGCGTTTAATACCGCATTTGCTGAAGGTGTACTACCCATCGCATAAGTAAATGCAGTTGGTTGTGAAGTACCTGTTAAAGTAGCTGATAGTGGATATGATGATGTTGCTATAAATGTTCCATTGTAAATTGCAGCATCAGCACCAGTTGCACCTGTAATTGTTATTCTATCTCCAGTTTCAAAAGGATGTCCTGTGATTGTGGTTACAGTAGCAATATTACCTGTTCTTGTAATTGCTGATATAGGAACTTGAAAACTAAAAGATGAAGAATATCTAACTGATGCAACATTCGCTACACCCTCATCTAACCTTTGAGATGGATAAAATGAGTTATTTAGGTTAGAGAATTGACCAACAGTAGCAAAGTTACCACCATTTATATAGGATTTATCATCATCTACTATAATTTGGTATTGATTTGAACCGCTTGGTGCTACATCTAAATCAGCAGCAAATTGAAGAGTGTTGCTAGTATTTGAAGTTATTAATCTTTCAATACCATTTGTTTGGTTTACAAACCTATAATTTCTCCATTGATTAATTCCCCAGTTTTGGGTAGTATCTACTGCTACTCTAGCTGAACCACTTGTTAAAGTTCCAGTAACAAATGGCGGTACTAATTCAGATGAAAGGGGTTCATATTGTAGGGTAGTTAAAGCTAAATAACTAGGCATTACACCTGTTTGACTATGTAATGGAAACCAGTTAGCATATAATGGGTCATATCTATATGCTAAAAAGAATGCGTTAGTAGATATATTTTGAACACTAACTAATGAACCAATTATTATTTCAAAACGTGAACTTTTATCTAAATTGGTAGTCCAAGGGCTATCTACTGTAATAGTACTTCGTTGAATAACACAGCGAGTAGCAGTTCCTACTGAGATTGCGTTAGCATCATATACATGGTTATATGCCTGATTGGGGTCGGTTACATGCCATTCTGCGTTAGCGAAGTATAAAGTATCATTGTTGTTATATAATACCCTTCTAACAAAGTATTGTTGTGAAGTTCCTAAATATGCTCTTACTTGATAACCTCTCCATTGATTTACCATCCACTTTTTGGTAGTATCAGTTATTGAGGTTACACCTGTTGTGGTGTTTGTATAAGTTGCAGTCGGAGTTAGATATTCTAAGTTTTCAGGTTGAGTACAAGCGGTAATAGTTCTTTCCTGTCCTCTACCTAATCCAGCTACTACTTTTATTTTTAATCCTACCACAGCACTTTCGTTGATAAATCCACCTGTTGCAGTTGAACTACCACTTGTCCCTGCTATAAAGTTACCATAGTGTCCTTGGCTTAAATCCCATGAACCATTTACAGTTGATGCTGGTGAGTTAGGTAATAAAGAACCTAATGTTGTCCAAGAATCACTATAAGTGTCATATAGATACATTGTTGTAGCTGAAGTGTGGAATGTGTATCTATTATATCTACTTCCAGTTGCTGCAGCAGGGAAGTTATAAACACAAGAGTTTGCTGCGGTAGTATAAGGTGAATACCTCATCCATTCCCATACGGGCTGGTCTACCATTGTTTTTAATCGTTTTGTTAGTGCCATAATTTAACTGAATTCTAATTGGTTTCTTAAAGTTGCGTATGCTATTCTGGATTGTAGTACAAATGTGGACTCGGGTGCTGATATTGTAGATGCGCCTGATGGTCCGTTTATCATAGTACTTTGCATTACTGTTGCTGTTCCTGTACTACCCCCAATATCAATAGTTTGCCTACCCGCACTATCTTGTCTTGATGATGGTTCTAATAATTTAACCATCCTACCTAATAGTGCCGTTTGGTCACTCAAATATTGTAGAGTTTCTTGTGATGCAGGGGTGTATTGATTTTCTAAAAATATCTGTAAACTATCACTATCACTCATTAATGATGTATTGTATGTTAATGTTAATACATTACCACTTATAGTTCCCCCATAATTTGGGTCTGCGAAGTTATAAATAATAAGATTATCAGTTACATTTGTAATAAGTAGTAATTGTGGTAATGATATAGTTTCCGATGTATTAAATGTAATTTGCTTTGCAGCCGCATTAAATGTATAATCTTCAAATAATATTTTCATAATCCTCCCCCTTCTTTTATAATTCTACATAGTTTTGGGTAGTTTTCAATTTGTAGTTTTTCAATACACCTCTCCGCCTCCTCATAAGAAGTAAATAGATAAATTGGTTTATTTTCCCCATCAACTAATGAAGCCCATATAGAGCTATTACCATCTAAAAATTGTATTTGTATTTCGTATCGTTCATTCATATCTATTATATATAGTTTTTATAAAACAATTGAATATGCTATCATTAAAGAAAGTGCGTTGTTAGGTAATACACTACCCACTGTCGCACTTGCATATCCAGCTCTTGCCGTTGAAAATGTTATAACTGATTGATTATCTGATGTTCCTTGAATTGAATCAGGAACCACCACTTGATAACTATTATCGTATACTGTTATTACAGGTGTTCTAAAATTAAGGTTATGATTAAAAGTCCAAGTGGTTGAAGCAACTGATTGTGTAAATGTTGCAAAGTTTTGACCGGAAAATGATGATGCGGTTAATGCGAGTGTAGCTGTTTGTGCGTTTTCTGCCCAACTTGCCGTTCCATAGAGTGAGCCTGTTATTGAACCACTTACACTTAAAGAACCTGTAATTTGTATTTCCGAACCTGAAGCAAATAGTAAATTACTTCTATTACTATCATCAATACCATTACCTATTATAAAAGCAGATTGATCTGGTAATGATATATTATATTGACCTATTGTTAATTGATAGTCGCCTTGTGCTATTGTTCCTAATCCCTCTGCATGGGAAGCTATTCCTAATGCTAGTGTTCCTGATCCCTCTGCATGTGAATACGCCCCAGATGCTATTGTTGAAATCCCTTCGGCATGAGAGCTATAGCCGGAAGATAAAGTACTAGATCCTTCAGCATGAGATGTAGCTCCCGATGATATAGAACTTGCACCTTCGGCGTGTGAATAGTTACCAGATGCTACAGTTTCTGTTCCTTCGGCATGAGAAGCTTCACCGGTGGTCAATGTATCTACACCCTCGGCATGCGAATAATTACCTGTTGCAGTTGTTGCTTGTCCTTGTACAACTGTCCCTGCTACATCTAATGTTGCTTTTGGAGTAGTTGTTCCAATACCTACATTACTGCCCGTAATTGTTAATTGTGTGGTATCTGCAGTTTGTAAAAATAATGAGCCTGAACCTCTTGCATTTATACTTAAATTTTGGTTATTTGATGTTCTGATTTCATTAAAGTTGGGTGTTGAATCATATAATGTTCCTATAATAGCCCCACCAATATTAAGTGTAACGGCACCACTACCATCTGATAAAAAGCTTAAATTAGTGCCACCACCATTTTTAAATATTGTAGCTAATCTAACAGAACCATTTACATCTAATTCTCTTTGTGGTGTTGCAGTTCCAACACCTACTCTACCACTACCAGATACAAATAAAGCCGAAGGTGCGGTGGATGAAGAAGCTATTAATAATGCTTCATTATTAGCTCCCGATATATGAAGTCTTGCATTTGGTGATGTGGTGTTTATACCAATAAGACCCGATGTATTGTTTATTTGAAATCTTACCGTACTATATGATACATCTTCAATTGTAAAGTTAGAATTAGGAACAACACCCATTCTCCAACTATAACTGCTACCTCTATTAAATCTAATTGCACTTCCCTGCGATGCATCCCCCGTCAAATACACTAACTCATTTGTAGCGGATGTTCCACTTATATGTAATCTTACAGATGGTGTTGTAGTGCCGATACCAACATTACCACTACTACTAATGGTCATTCTTACAGAACCACTTGTTTCTAATTGTAAATCTTGAGTATCGTTAGTGCCTAAAAGTGCCGTAGCCCCAAATGAGTTGCCACCTTGCACAAATGCGTTAGTGCCTGTTGGGGCTATGAATGAAGATGTTAGTGCGTTTTGAGCCCAAGATGATGTTCCAAATAGTGAACCTGTTATTGAACCATTTACCCTTAATGAGCCTGTAAAGATATGGGTATCATCGGATGAATTACCAAATTGAGTTGAGCCTGATTGGTATATTATACTCGCAGATACAAACTCCGTATGAAACTCTTCTGCGGTTATTCTACCAGTTACTAACAAATTACCATCTACATGCAACCTTTCAGTTGGTGTTGTAGTGCCTATACCTACATTGCCTGAACTGGATATGAATACTCGTGTAGTATTGTTAGTTTCTAATTGTAGATTACTCGCATTAATTGTTCCAATTGTTAGCGGACTACCAACTGCTCCCGTATTATTACCATCATTTAGGATTACTGCATTAGAACCATAAAACAACCTATTAGATGAGTTTGTCCATAAGTGAGTTGAACTTGGTGCAGTTGTTTGAGATGAATTATTAAAATCAATACCCTTATAATTTAATAAGGTTCTACCCCTCAATTGTCCCAAACTGTCATAAGTTTCTGCTATGTAAGAAGCGCTGGTATGAGTAATTCCGCCAAAATCACCATCTATTGTTATAATATTTTTGCTTTGTGTAACAGGTCCCCAAAAATTAGTTTTTCCGTAAACTTGAAACCCATCAATAGTGGTTGTGCTTGTAGGCGATGGTGCAGTATCAATTTTTATACCCCTACTAATTGCACCAATCCCACCATATACTTCAAATATGTTTTTTCTATTTGCAGACGAAGGACCTGTTCCATCACCCACCACAAATATATTGTTAAAATCAGTCATTGCTTCATTGTAATGACCTACTACCAATTGACCCGATGATGATGCGATAGTTCCAATACCAAATGCTACTGTCGCAGTTCCTCTTGCCCACGAACCCGAACCGGCTGCAAAAGAACCCGAACCATCTGCATCAGTTTCAATACCCACACTAAATGCAGCATATCCACTTGCGGTCGTATTTACACCAGCAGCATGAGCAGCAAATCCGGAGGCAAGTGTTCCCACACCTTCTGCAAATGAAGCAGTTCCGGTTGTAGTATTATTAAACCCAAAAACGGAAGAGCTTGGAGCATTTACTGCGGGGTTTATACCCGATAATATTGAATTTACACCTAATTGGTCAGATACCCTTGTCAGATTAGCCGCCAATGTGGGCATCCTAATATCAAAGTTTTGGAAAACATCACCACTACCACTTGCGAACTCATTATACCAATCTTCATCAGTATCCAATGTAAATGAACCAGTAGACATACCACTTGCGGTTATGCTTAATATAAGTGTACCGTTGTTTACTGTCCAATTAGAACCGGTATTAAAAAATCCTACATTTAATTTTTTATCTTTTTGTAAAAATGATACGGTAGTAGAAATCCCCGCATTAACATCTTTTACTATAACCCCACCAGGAACATTAAACTTAAGGGAAACTGCGCCAATATTTACAGATGAAGTATTGCTTAATACACTAATGGTGTAGTTATCAAGTGTTGTGTTTAATGAGCCTGAATTTGTTAGTGTTACTGCCATTTTTTTATTTTATTTCACCCACATTTAGTATAAATATACCCATTATAAATTAACATTTGGGATGTAACTTCCGTCTACATCACCCAAACATAATGCCAAATATTGTAAGTTTGTGTTATTAGCTGAAGCAGTTAGTGGTATACCCATAGATGATACTGCACCATTTAATGATGATGTAACACCATTTTGTGTCGCAGTACTATCCAAAGCAGTAGCATTTATCCCATACCAACCTCTAAAATTTGCACCGGAACCTGAACCAAATACCCAATTACCTCTATAATTAGATACACCCGATGTTGATGATTGCAGAAATGCAGTGTCAATTAAATCGATATCAAGAAGATCTATGATATCATCACCATTTACATCTGCTGCCAATTGTCTAATACCAGTTAATACATTTCCCACAGCGGCGTGTTGAGATATACGTGACTCATCGACCATGTTTACTCCACCCCAAGGTTTACTCGTTTCAAATTGAACATAATAGTTTCCAATAGGAACTGGTCCAAAGTTAAAATCACCAGTAGTTGCGTTTGTATCAACTGATGTAAGTTGAGTACCACTTTCATCGAATAATGTCACCCTAGTATTTGTCATTGGTGTTAGGGCGGTATTATCATACCTAACAGTACCAGATTGTTGTACATATACCCTATTATCTAAACTTGATGTAAAATATGTTATTACACCACTTGCGGTGTTATACATCAAAACATGGTTTTTATAAAGGTTGGGTAAGTTACTTGCAGTTATGTTTAAAACATGCGCAGAACTACCTGATACAATAACCTTTTTCCATGATGGCATATAACACTCACTAATTTTTAAATCATACAATATGGTTGGTTACACATACTAAGTGAGTAGTATATGAGCCCACTTCCTTATTCAGGCCAATATTGTAGTTTTTTGGTTAATTTATACTCAATATATAGTATAAATATAGAAAAAAAATAATAAATGTTTATTTCCTCAAAAGTTATTGAGGGGTGTAACTTCCGTTTACATCACCCAAACATAATGCCAAATATTGTAAGTTTGTGTTATTAGCTGAAGCAGTTAGTGGTATACCCATAGATGATACCACGCCTAAACTTGGTGAAACGGCTTGAATCGATACCATTCGCCAACCTCTAAAATTTGCACCGGAGCCTGAGCCAAATACCCAATTACCTGCGGGGAATGAAAGGATTGAATTATTTATTCTATTATTAACCGAACTATAATCGTCATTATCTATATCACCATCACCATCTACATCTGCTGCTAATTTTCTGATGTTGGTTAGTGGGTTACCATTAATATGTGCTTCTATTAGACTAGCATCATTTGTATTTACTCCACCCCAAGGTTTACTCGTTTCAAATTGAACATAATAGTTTCCAACAGGAACTTGTCCAAAGTTAAAATTACCATTGGAATCTGTAATAACTAATCTAAATTGAGTACCATTACTTTTTAATAATTTCACAGTAGTATTTGTCATTGATGTTTGTGCAGTATTATCATACTTAACACTACCAGATTGTTGTACATATACCCTATTATCTAAACTTGATGAAAAATATGTTATTACACCACTTGCCGTATCATACATCAATACATTATTTTTGTAAATATTGGGTAAGTTACTTGCAGTTATGTTTAGTAAGTGAGCTGCACTACCTGATAATATTACTTTTTTCCATGATGGCATATAATAGTTATTATTTTTTTATTTTATTTCACCCACATTTAGTATAAATATACCCATTATAAATTAACATTTGGGGTGTAACTCCCATTTACATCACCAACTGAAAGTGCCCAATATTGCAAGTATATGTTATCAGCTGAAGCAGTTAGTGGTATACCAATTGAAGATACTGCCCTATATAATGAGGATGTTTGTCCATTCATAAACCAACCTCTAAAATTTGCACCGGAACCTGAACCAAACACCCAATCACCTGCGATGAATGATGAACGCAGGAGTCCGAAACGTTGGTTGGCTTGGAGTGCATCGGTAGTGGTTATAGTATTACTTGCATTTATATCTGCTGCCAATTGTCTGATACCAGTTAATAGTTGAGTGTTGCTGAAGTGTCTTGAAATAAGTAATGCATCAGTTGCGGTTACACCACCCCAAGGTTTACTCGTTTGAAATCGAACATAATAGTTTCCAACAGGAACTGGTCCAAAGTTAAAATTACCCATCGCGTTTGTAATAACTGATCTAACTTGAGTACCACTTTCATCGAATAATTTAACAGTAGTATTTGTCATTGGTGTTAGGCCGGTATTATCATACCTAACAGTACCAGATTGTTGTACATATACCCTATTATCTAAACTTGATGTAAAATATGTTACTGCACCACTTGCCGTATCATAGATTAAAATCGCCTGTTCAAAAGTATTAGATAAATTACTTGCGGTGATGTTTAATACTGATAACGCACTACCTGATGATATTACTTTTTTCCATGAGGGCATATAACACTTATTATATAATTACTACTTTATAAGTATATTTTTTTAATAATATTAGTGTTTATTTCTCCCCATTTAAATCAATATACTGTGATTGGAGTTTGATAATGGTATTATATACCAATTCAACATCACCTACCTTAAAAGTTAAATCTTTTATTGATGTCAGTAAAAAGGTTATTTCTTCTACATTTAGATTACTTTCATTTAGGGTTGTAGTTTTAACCAATTCTTCCGCCGGAGTTCCAGTAGATGATTTCATTCTTATTTTATTTAATAATGACATTTTTTATAACCTTTCATTTTAAATGAGTAATTTTAGTTTTTATTACCCCGCATACACTATATTATCTTGATTATCTGCTAAGTCTGGACTCCAAAACCAAATATCACCATTATTCTGAATATACATATTACCAAATCCAAGAAGTTGACCACCAAATTCAGGTGCAGCTGTTGGAACTAAACTTGATCTTGTTACGGAAACCAAATAATCAGTTGGGTTTAGTGTAGTTTGAGTGTGCCCTACACTATTGTTCAATCCCCATCTCGCACTAAAAGTTTGATTATTTGGGGAGGTAACCTCCACTTTTGAATTTAAGAAAAGTGCCGAACCTGTCGGTGAACCACCACTACCCGTTGTATACTGAACGATAATACCACCATCCGTATGAGTTGCAGAACCTGATATAGAGCCTGAAGCAAGTAGGATAAATCTATCTTCTACCATTACATCTGTAACATTCAATATTGTAGTATTTCCGTTTACTGTCAGGTCACCACCAACTACAACATTTCCCGTTGTGGTTATACTAGCAGCATTTACAACTCCTGCTGTTGTCGCAGTGAAGCCTGTGGATACTGCAAATGTCGTACCATTAAAAGTTAAATCATTTTCACCATTTAAAGAATTCCCATCAGTAAATGTTGCGATTCTGTTATCAGCACCATTTGTAGCATCTACTAAACTGGTGCCGAATACACGGCTATCAATGGCTCGAGTAAACACCTGCCCACTCGAACCCGTAACTAAAACTGCGAGCTCCGATGAACCTACTGGTAAATTTAATATATTTACTCTACCCGCGTTTATTGATGCAGTGTCTGCTGCAGCATTTCCTAATGTAGTATTACCTTCTACTGATAAATCACCACCAATAGTTCCATTACCACTTGTTGTTAGTATTGCACCTATTAACCCGGCAGAAGAACTTATGTTACCCGATGCTGTCAAGTTTGTGGTTGCAATACCACTACCAGCAACTTGAAGGGTGTTTGTTGGAGTTCCTGTTCCTATACCCACATTACCACTACCACTTACAACAAACGCATTTGGAGAACCGAGTGAAGATGCCCTTAATATAATGGTGGGGTTAGTACCAACAACAGATAAAAAAGCATCTGGAGTTGTAGTATTTATACCTACTCTACCACTACCCGATACAAATAGAAAGGCCTGGCTAGCATCTGGTGCGCCCACTTGTAATAGTGATTGATTAGTGGTGCCAACTACATGTAGTAAAGCGGTTGGTGTAGTAACACCTATACCTACCCTACCCGATGAGTTTATTCGCATTCTTTCTTGTGCCAAAGAACCACTTTGTGCAGTACCGAATGCAAGGAAAGTATCGGGACTAGCATCTTCAGAAACTGCTTCTATAAAAGCTCTTACTAATTGTGAATTATTAGAACCAGAGGTATCAGTATCAGATGATTCAAATGCTATTCTACCTATTGATTGAGTTACATCAGATGTTGTATCGGTATCTCTAAAAGTTATGGTGTTTAGTGATGCGGTTGTACCACCATTTGTACTATACTGCCTACCATTATTATCATTAGCTAATATAACTGAATTTAAATTACCAGTAAATGTTCCTGCAAAAGAACCAGTAAAAGAACCCGTTAATATTGAATTAGTACCAGTTGAATTTATATTGGCACCGCCAATTGCTAAAGTAGTTCCGTTATAAGTTAATCCACTATTTTCAATTTGACCGACATTACCCGCGATAAGTAAATTATCATTTGTTAATACTGATGATGTTATTCCGGATAAGTGGGCTTGTGAACCGGATACTATAACCTTTTTCCATGATGGCATAAATGAACTCCCTTATGATTTTTGACTTTATTCTACCTTATATAAATAGTTGTATATTTTATTTTCCCTTATAAATAAGTAGTGTTTATTTTTTTTAATGTTACTAATAATTAGTAATTATTTTTTTATTCATATCCCAAATAAAAGTTACCATCCGCACTATAATACATCCCCCCAGTTACCGGAGTTGGTGGGGTATCAAACTTACCTAAAACCATAACACCCTCTGAATTGATTTGTGCTGCAAGGAAACTACCTGATTTGATAATAAAGAAATCAGGCATTTCCGATGATATCTTTGTTTGGATTTGATTTGATTGATTATATATTACTACACTTGATGTGTTTATTCTTACATTTCCTAATTGAATATATTCATCTCCCCCAAAAACCTCAGCAGTTGTTACACCATTATCATCCACAAAACTCAAACTTCTGCTTACATAAACATCACTCCAAGCAGCAGTAGAGCTACCTAATGAGTGTGGGGATGTATTACCCGAAGAAACATGGGGAATTAAAGAACCTGAAAAATTAGCAGAACCTGAAAACGAACTTCTACCAATTATCAGTAAATCACCTAAAAGATTAACCGAACCCGTTGTGGTTGTATTGGTGGTAACAGCTGCTTCAATTGATTGACCAGCACTACCTGATTTTTTTAAGAATATTTTACCATCGGCAGTATTTACAGCTAACTCACCCAGCTCTAATGAGGATGTGGTTGGTACATTTCCACTTGTAAGATTTCTTCTAAGTAAAATTGACATTAATAAAATCCCCCATCAACATTTAATGCAAAGGATGCGGTTATAGAATACGAACTACTTATAGGTGTTCCATTTTCCCATACACCTTCATTATATATCAACGCCTGCCCATCTGTGGCGGATGTAATGGTTACATTTGTTAAATCATCCAAAGTAGTTACAGCGCTTCCACCACCACCAGCAGCACCACCACCTCTAAATAATCCAGCAGGAATTATTTTATTATCAGTAGTGTTGGTTATATCGTTTGTATTACTTTTTAGTACTAAAAACCCTAAAAAGGTTGTAAAATCAAAAGTATCACCTTCGGAAAATGAATCGGTTGATAAATTTGCTATTGCGTTTTGATAATCAGGATATATATTCCGGCCATAATAGATATACAACACACCTGTTCTTGGGTCGGAATACACCCGTTGTATTGTCCAATCATTGTTATTGACTGAACTGGTTGTACCTGTACCTGGATCATAAAATCCAGGTTTTAGTGATGTGTAAAAAGTATCATTATTCGTATCAAACCTAATTCCAGAACCTGAACTATAAACATATGCTATACTTGCTGTTTCCTGTGCGTTTGTGTTATATTGTGAGGGGAATTGTAAATTACTGTCATAAAACCCACCGTGAATATAAGATACACCCGAACCAACAGATAATCTTAAACTTGAAGATTGTCCCGTTAATCCATATCCCGATAATTTTAATGGACCGAAAGCATCTATAAAGTTTACTATTTGAGCGGTTTGGTTATACGCGGTCTGAACTGCTCCACCAAAAGCAGAAATACTACTATAATTAAAATGCGCCACTGCCCCTAATGGGATATCATCGTGGAATTGCTGTGAGGTAAATCTTGTTGATTGTTGTTGCAATTCCCCATCTTCATCAATGTAGATGTATGTTACCTGCTGCGTTGCAATATTTGTTATACTTTGTGTTATAGGTCCCCAAGTTACATAATCTACAATAGGGCCTACTTCAGAATTTGCGGTTACATTGTGATTTACAATAATACCACTACCAGGAGAAACAAACACATTACTACCACTATAAGTTACTATACCACCATAAAGTAACCCAGTTTCCAACATCCCCTCAAACCATTTCCACTTTACTACATTACCATTTTGTCTAAAATATAAATCATTCCCCAAAAGAGTATTGGATGAACTTTGAAATAAAATGGTTGAATTGGAATCTAATCCCGATGGATCCGGGTCTTGTGTTGGCTCAAACTTTATACTACCATCAAATACACTATTACCCTTTACTAATAGTGAGCCTGTAAATATGTGGGTATCATCGGATGAATTACCAAATTGGGTTGAACCACTTTGATAAATGATACTTGCAGACACAAATTCGGTGTGAAACTCTTCTGCGGTTATGCGGCCTGTTACTAATAGGTTTCCATTTACATGAAGTTTTTCGGTTGGTGCTCCAGTTCCTATACCTACAAACCCAGTAGAACCCGCAATTCTCATTATTTCAGGTTGGGTAACTGCGCCTGCGTAAAATGATATATCATTTGTTCCAAATAAGCCACCAAGCTCTGATAGCATATAAGCTCCAGTATGTCCGAAACTTGAACTTGCTACGGATATATTATTAGTATTATATCTAATATATGGAGTAAACTGTCCTGCGATTAATCCACCTTGTGTGGAAGAGGTTACTGAAGTTACAGTTATACCTCCGTTTACTTGAAGGGTATTTGTTGGTGTTGTAGTTCCAATACCCACATTACCACTACTACTAATGGTCATTCTCACCGAACCACTTGTCTCTAATCGTAGGTTTTGATTATCATTTGTTCCGATGGTCATTTCACTACCTAAAGTGTTACCATCGTTTAATATTAATGCGCTAGAACTATAAAACAACCGATTGGATGAGTTTGTCCATAAGTGAGTTGAACTTGGTGCAGTTGTTTGAGATGAACTATTAAATAATATTGAGTTTAAGCCTAATTGGTCTGATACTCGCGCTATGTCAGTTACCAACACCGGCATTTTAATATCAAAGTTTTCGAAAACATCGCCACTACCACTTGCGAACTCATTATACGAATCTTCATCAGTATCTAATGTAAATGAGCCGGTGGACATACCACTTGCGGTTATACTTAATATTGTGTTATTTGTATTTACTGTCCAATTTGAAGTTGTATATAGAGCAATATATAAGTTTTTATCTTTTTGTAAAAATGATACAGTAGCAGAAATTCCTGCATTAACATCTTTTACTATAACCCCACCAGGAACATTAAACTTAAGATTAACTGCACCAAGATTTACAGACGATGTATTACTTAATACACTAATACCATAATTATCAAGTGTTGTGTTTAATGAGCCTGAATTTGTTAGTGTTACTGCCATTTTTTATTTTATTTCACCCACATTTAGTATAAATATACCCATTATAAATTAACATTTGGGATGTAACTCCCATTTACATCGCCAACTGAAAGTGCAAAGTATGGTAAGTTAATATTACCACGAGATGCCGTTAGTGGTATACCAATTGAAGATACTGCCCAATTTGATGGAGATGTTTGTCCATTCATAAACCAACCTCTGAAGGTTGTATCAGTTGCCGTTGTCCCAAACACCCAATTACCTGCGGTGAATGAAGAACGATTGAAAGTGATTCTTTGCACAATTTGAAGTGGATCGGTGGCGTTTATAGTATTACTTGCATTTATATCTGCTGCCAATCTTCTGATACCAGTTAATAGTTGAGTGTTGCTGAAGTGTCTTGCAATATTTAACGCGTCAGCTGCGGTTACTCCACGCCAAGGTTTATTCGTATAAAAATCGATATAATAACTTCCCGTTGGAATATTACCACCAAAGTTAAAATCACCAGTCGCGTTTGTAGTAACTGATGCAATTGTTTGATAACTACCCACATTTATAGTATCTTCGCGTAATAATCTCACAGTAGTATTTGTCATTGGTGTTTGGCCGGTATTATCATACCTAACAGTACCACTTATAGATGCAGTTTCTATTATTGCTGGTGAGATAGGTGGATTACATCCATTAGGGTCATAAAGTGTTATATTATAATTTTGGTTCAATGCGCTTGATGGGGATGGACTATATTGTGAACATACATATACTATATCGTTAGAACCACCACTAGATGCCCAAGTTTGTGGATTACCATTACAATTGGTATATGTGTATGTATCATGCGCACCACGATCTTCTATCAGCCAAGTTACACATAGAGGTGGTAAATTGGAGTATGTAACCTCACCACTTTGGGTATTATACATTAGGTAAAACTCTTGCAATTGATTACGTGATTCGGTTAGATATAGTGAACCCGTTATTTCAAAATGTGAGCCGGATGTATATACCAAATTTTTTTGAGAACCCAAACTACCTCTACCTATTATAAAAGAACCAGGTGTTTCCATCGGTAAGTTAAATTGACCAATTACACTTTGATAATCTCCTTGTGCTATTGTTGTATTTCCGGCGGCATGTGAATAATTACCTGATGCGGATGTGAAATATCCTTCGGCATGAGAATAAGAGCCCGATGCGATTGTTTGGTTTCCTTCGGCATGAGAATAATTACCATATGCAGTTGTTCTATCTCCTTCAGCATGAGAAGAAAAACCTAATGCGATTGTTCGGTCTCCTTCAGCATGAGAAATTTGACCAAGTGCTTTTGTTTGTTGTCCTTCTGTATGAGAAGCATAACCGGATGCGGTTGTAAGATATCCTTCGGCATGAGAACCTTCGTTTGTGGCGGTTGTAAGTAGTCCTTCGGCATGAGAATATTGGCCTGATGCGGTTGTGTATTGTCCTTCAGCATGAGAATAAGAGCCTGATGCCAATGTGTACTCTCCTTGTGCATGTGAACCAGTACCTACTGCCATTAACCCCAAACCACCCTGCTGAAAACTACCTAATAAATCAAGTTTTGCTGTTGGTGTACTCAACCCAATACCAACTCTTTGAGTTTGATAATTATATACAAAATCCGCAGAACCACTAAATTTGCTAGCGCTATTAAATTGAACTGCCATATCGGGTGGTGCTGCACCAGTTGCTGCACCAGTTCCACCTAAAAAATCTCCCAACTCAACCCAGTCATTAACAGTGTTGGTTCTTTGATTTGGTAAGAACGCAGAACCTGTGTTTATGTATACATAATATTTACTTACATCTTGTTGATAACACAATAAACCTTCAAAGCACAAACTATAATCTATAGCAAGTCTGTTACTTTGAGATAGTGCCAACATTCTAAAATCTAATGCCCACGACGGGTTAGTTAATGGGGAATAGTATGAACCTCCACTCGGAGTTTGTTGAAACTGATTTGGGTTGTTTGGGCTTATTTGTATTTGAGACATAAAATATTACCTTATTAAGAAAATTTTAAATAATAATTAAAATACATACCCGTTTGATTAGATAGTTGTGCTTGCGTATCTTGAAAAATATAATATTTAAACGGAGAAACTACACCAGCATAACCAGGAACTGTCCAAGCATTTTTATTGGGTGTACCGCCCGATTGCCAAGAGTTATCAAGATTAATATTTTCATTTACTATTATGTACAACCATTTTGAACCATCGCCACTAAAATCTGGCCAAAAAACTCGTAAATTATTACTATGTGTATTATTAGGATATGGTGTTATTCCAGAAAAGTAATATTTTTGATTATTAACTATTCCCAAAGTAGGGTCGCTTTGATTATGTGTATAAACAATTTTACCCCGATTACTATTTGGAGTAGATGCATATCCAGGATCTTCATTTCCCGCACCACTATATGTCCAATTAACTAAATTATAAAAAATAGAACCCGTTATATCAGGATGCCCACCAAGTCTAATATCCCATCTTTTCACATCTAATAATGATTGTTCTGTAAAATATAGAGTTATAGCATTAGTTACATTACCGGTAGCTGCAGGTAAAACCCCCCATCGTAAACTTATAGTTTTATTTATATTTACGGTTTCAGTAAAATCATTACAAATTTTGGGTGGTTGATTCAAATTAAAGTATGGTACTCCAGTTGAATTTGCGGAAGAAGTATATGATGAACTTATTAAAATTTTAAGATAAGAACGATTTGTAGATGTTGCACGAGGGAAGGTTGGATTATAAGGATAGGTTGTATCAATTGGTATATTCAAACTACTGGTCTGAGTATTACCTAATGAACCACTATATAAACCCGTTAAGTTTAAAAGATATCTATATTCATTTCCTGCAATGGTATTAAAATTACGTTGAAGGTTTTGTGTAGTAATGTTATCTTTACGGTATTGTTGTGTCCATGGAGATAAATTTCTAAATTGATAACCAGTTGTGTTAGTAGGCCACTCTGATTGGTTTGTATTATATATAGATGCTGTAACTCCAATACTACCAGACAATCCTAATTCAACTGCCATATATCTAATGTCACCACCCAATTCGGACGGCGGTGTTCCAAGTTGAAAGTTTGTATTATAATTTACAAATGTAGCGGGATTAAATGTAGCGGGATTTGGACACGGTCTTTCACTAACATTCAAAGTGAGTACCGATGAACACCTAGCCCAAGTAGTACTATCAAACCGGGATTCAGATAGGGATGCGGTCACCTGTAAGGTGTGTGTTACCGAACCAAATGATTGGGTTGGTAATGTGTGAATTGATAAAAGTGAGTTAAATAATGTATTTAAATAGTTTACACTACCAGTTTCCCATATCTTTGAACTTCCCGAAAAAAGTGATGCAGATATCAAAGTTATATTTGTGGGATTGGTACAAGGACTTTGCCATGGGTTGTTTGTTCTTCTAAATTTTGCCACTAAATTATAATCATCCAATTCTCTATTATGGCGCGTTGGTAAAAAACCAGTTTGGGTTAATTCACACGCAATTGCTAAATTAGCAGGTGGAGTTATTGTAAACGGTGTAGGACCACATTCCAAAGTTCTCCATGCAGTCGGATTAGTAACTTCCGATGTATAACTGGCAGTAACTATAAACCTATAAGTAACATTTCCAATTGATGATGTTGAAATTGTCCATGTTATTGGTAACGAAGAATACGATTGATTATCTATAGACCATATTTGCGAACTTCCTGAAAATAGTGATGCCGAAATTACAGTTATAGATGGAATTGGTGATGGTGCTGATGATAAACTAAACCCAAATGTTAAATTGTAATCATCACTTTCGTTTGGAAATCTGCATCGATTAAATGAATTATTATCTGTTATTGGTTGACAAATAATATTAAAATCAGGTGGAGTAGAACTTACTTCAGCCGATGCAGTGCCATATGTAAACACCCCACTTTGAGAATTATATAAAATAACCCAAGGTTGTTGCACCTTTGGTAATCGCGCAATTACCCCACCCTCAATGTGTATTTTTTGCTGTGGATTAGAAGTACCAATACCAACATCTCCTGAGTTTTTTATCACAAATGGGTTATCACTCACCTGCGGCCATAAAACCGACTGTGAGCCTATAAAAGTACCAATAGATGAACTTATGAAGAAAGCATCTCTATCACGATTTCTAAAATCAAAAAATCCAGAATAAGAGGATGTATAAGGAGCCAATGAGGGTGTTTCGATAATGATAATCTTATCAGAGTTTACTAATTGTCCTGTTGTAGTTGCTCCCGGCGTACCACCAACTCTATATTTTGAAAAACTACCTCCAATTATAGATGCAGAATCACTTAATTTTATAGATGTGAAAATGGAATTATCACCTGCTTGTGTGGGGGATGGGAATAATGAACGAATATAATCATTACTCAACCCACCATTAAAATCCATAACCACTAAATTTTTAGCAGGAGGTGTAAAAGAAATGCTTGTTCCTGCTGTAAACGAGCCACCTACTAATAATTTCGCTGAAGTATTTCCAATAAAATGAATTGTTCTAATTGAATTATTGGGTCTATCTTTAATTAAATCCCAAAAATCACCACTCTGATTCCAATCAGTACGAATTGAACCATTTCCGGGATTTAAACTTGTCATTTTATATTCAACCGAACCCGAATATTTAGTAAAGTTACCACCAATATACAGGTATTCATCCGGCGCAATGTACGGGTTGTAGATAGTGTATACTGCCGAACCCGATGTTCCACCACTTATAGAACTACTTTGATTGAATGTAGTAATTACACTACCATTATTATTTATTTTTAATATCCCGCCGTTACCATACTGATAATCAGATGAGCCTGAATAAGATGTAAATGTTCCACCAACATAAAGGTGTAAATTGGGGTTGTAACCTGCTATTGCAAATATTTCAGTATTACTACCAGTATCAAACCCACCCTTAAATGAGTTTATTACACTTCCCGTTCTATCTACTTTTAGTATTCTTCCAGCAGAACCTGAGTATTGTGTGAACGCCCCACCCAAATAAACCGAACCGCTGTTACCTGTTTCGGTTGATACATATATCGTATTTACCCTACCATCTAACTCACCATGCTCTTTAAAGTTAGATGCTATCGTTCCATCAGATTTTAACCTAACAAAGTATTTAACATCCTTTGAACCTGAATATTGTGTAAATTCCCCACCAACGTAAATATCACTACTACCGGAAGCAAATTGAATTGCTCTAACAGCCCCATTAAATCCTTTACCGGGATTAAATCCGGTATCAATAGAACCACTCAAATTCAATCTGATTATTCCATTGTAACTTCTACCTAAATATCGTTCAAATTGACCACCAACATATATGTGGTTACTACCCGATTGTAATAAAGCAAATACTGTCCCATCAACATTAAACCCAAGCTCATTAAATATTTGCAATTTTGTGCTTGGATTATAAGTTCCAATACCTACATTTTCATAGTTGTAATCATATGTAAGGTCATACGAACCTTCAAAAGCATCACTATTATTGTATTGAATTGATTTATCAGGTTGAGCAGGACTACCCATAATGGCCTCTTCAACCAAAAAATCATATATTACAATATTGCTATCCGATATATCCTCTTCAATATTTTCAAACTCCACCTTAAAATCGTAAGCAGTATTTCGTCTAAAGTTTTTTACATTGGCGTAAAATGAAACACTTTCTTCATTTGAAAATAAAGTAGTAGAACCACCAAACTCAAAATCACTTACATTAAATGATGGTCTATAATAAACCTTTACCCTATCTACATTACCCCCTAATGGATTTATACCATCAACAGTTACTAAAATGGTGGGGTTTTCAAATGGTGAGTCCGTATAACTGCCCGTAGAAACATACCTAATTACCCATTCAGCATCTTTGAATTCAGTAAAATATGTCCGGTTTCGTTCCTCGCCCCCCACATAATTGGATGCTGTCAATGGATAGGATATACTCAATGTAGAGTAATCATCCACCGATAAAATTGAAGCAGTAAAACTTACAGGTTTTGTTATGTATTCAGGTAAACTATCAGGCTTTAATGAGTTGTACGCAGTAGTGGATTGTGATAGGTTTATCTCAATTGTCCCACCCGTCATCTTACCTACAAGGTTTTGAGCAAATACTAAACTTGCGGTATTATTTACTAATGCTCTTTTTCTGAATGTTAATTTGGGGAAATCCGACTGATATGGTGAATATGTATTAGTTCTAACATTACCCGTCGTTCCCAACCCAGCATTATAATCATACGATACCAATATGGGTGATAAATCGTTTGAACCGGTATCCCTAAAACTTTGGGTAGTTAATAGTATTGATTCGCTTAAAAGCTCTACTTTTTTATAGTAGTTGGTTACTTCTTCTAATTTTACTTTTGGTAGTTCATTTCCCAAAAATATTATTTTTGAAGGGGATTTCTTTTCCCTCGTTACAGGTATTTCCCTAACCCATCTAATGTTTACCTTATTTTTCCATTCATTGGGTATGGGTCTACCATCTACCGTTTGTTGCGCAATTCCGCAAATTATTACCTTACCAAGCCCATTTGGTGTGTTAATATTACCATTTGTATCATTATAAACCCAAACGGATATATATCTCGTTAAATCGGGCTCTGAATAATTGGGTAGTTCGTGATAAATGGTATTACCATTGACATCTAATACCTCAACATATATAGGAGAACCAGGTAGTAAATTACCTGAATTACCTTTTAATCTAACTAAATTTTTACCATTTCCAAAATAGGATGGAAATTCAGTTATGTTAAAGTAACCTTTAGAATCTAATGATGTGTCTTGTATTAATACCGGTAATCTGTCAAGACCTAATTTAGATTTTCTTTTATATTGTAAACCCATTAAATACTCCCATATACTATAAGTATTTTATAGAAGAAAAAGAGTTTATTTTGTTTATATCAATAATTTCATCCACCATATCCCGCGTTTTATCTATGTGTGATATTGTGATAATAAAATCAAATTGGGTTTTTAAATAATCAAATAGTAAATACAAAGAATTGAAGTTATCAGTATCCAGCGAACCAAACCCCTCATCAATAGCAATAAAGTTTGGTCGAGGTAAGTTAGATACATTGATTAAAGCAGTTCTAATTGCAATTGAACTTACAAACTTTTCCATACCACTTGTCAACTCCAATGGCCAATACTTATCATCACCATAACAAATATAGGAATTGATGTTTTTACCATCAGTATCTAATATAATCTGAAAATCAGTAATAGGTTGTAATATGTTGTTTATTTCCACCTCCAATTTTGGTAGTATCTCCGATATCAACCCATATGGTATACCATCTCGCTTAACCGCTGATAAGTAATACTCATACCCCATATATTTTAATTCCATCACAGACAGCTTTTGAATAGAGGTATTTACATTTTGAATGGTGTTTTGCTGAACCTTTAACTCACCCATTAGGTTTATAAGATTGTTTGTTATTTCTTTGAATTCACGCTCCAACTTACTCCTATCGGATTTTAATGATGTTATTTCATCATTTAATTTTTTGTTTAATTCCAACGATTTCTCTTGCTTTTTAGCCAATTCAATTTTATGGGTTATCTTATCATACTTTGATTGTAAATCGATATAATCACTTCGAAAATCGGTTACTTGGGAAATCAACGAATAATACTTTCGGTTTACCTGCTCTTCCTTTTCTTTAACCTGATTTACTTTATCCAAATCAGATTTAACATTATACCCACTTTGCTCCAATTTCAAATTATCCACTTCCGCATTTAATTGTTTTATTTTTTGCTCAATATCCACAATCTTTGCCTCTAATTGAAGGCTTTGTTTAGCAAATGGGGTATTTTTGTTTTTAACGCAATGTTCACAATTATCATCATAAGTAAAACAACCAATACCATCCAAATGCTTTTTGTTGTGTGATAGTTCTAACTCTAATTTTGTAATTGTGTTTTTAGCTAGTGTTATATCCCTTTCCAATGATTGAAACTTAAAATCTTTTTGTTTTAATTCTTCCAAATTGTATTGGGTGTAAAACTCTGCAATTCGGGTGCGTTTTTCCTCTAAAGGTGATATCTGCTCTTCAATATCTCTGATGGAAATACTAACCGATTTAACATCTCTATTGCAATTATCCAACTCACGCCGTAAACTATCTAAATCCAACGAATTATCAACAACAACCAATTTAGTTGCTTTATCTTCAATCTTTTGGGTTATATCTGATATCTTATCACCCCACTCCAACTTATTGCTTTCTAATGTAGCAATAGAGCCGGTTATGGATTGAACGGCTAATTCAGCATTCGCCAATTTGGTAGGAAAGTCCTGCCCCTTATATTCTTTCAATAAGGTTGATAATTCTTTTATTTCCTCACTTGCTACCGAATACAATTGTTCAAAAACATCCATATCCAAAAATTGCGCAAGTAACTCTTTCCGTTCCTTTTGCGATTTATCAATAAACCCACTATTGTTGAATTGCGTTGATAGCGCCGTCAATATAAAATCATCATATGTCCCAACATATTGTCTGATAACGGAATTAGTATCACGCCTTTCATCACCATTCAAACTTTGATTGTTACCTTCCTCATCTATATAGTAAAATTGAGTATCAACCTTTACTGCCCCCTTTTTTGATTTAGTTGCGCTTCTTTCAATTACATAATCCAACCCATTTAACTCAAAAGTAAACTTGCAATAAAAATCCTTTTTTGAGTAATTCATCACATCCCCCGCTTTTGATGTGCGGGAACATTTATCAAAGATGCAAAAAGCAAGGGAGTCCCATAAAGAGGATTTACCACTGGCATTCGGTGCGAACACACCATATGCTCCTTTCATATTTTGAAAGTTTATATAATTATCCTCACCATAAGAAAACATATTGGAAAACTCAAAACTCTTTGGTATCCAAACTGAATTACGAACCCCATATGGATTTACTATCTTTGTATTTATATCAGCGTTTATGCCTTTAACAACTTCAATGGTTTCCTCATCCACTCCAAACTTCGATGTTAGATAATCTATCAATAATTTGTTTTGAAACCCAACATCCCGTACATTTTGTAAAATAATTTGTTGTGAGTGCCCACCACCCAAATTAGAAATAACCTTTTGAATACTTAACTCTTCAACCTTATACTTCTTTTTTAGACCTGATATAACCTTGTTTAGCTGCGATGTTTGAGTTTCTTTCACCCGTAATCTTAATCTTGGTTTTGGTGGTATGTAATTATCAGATATAATCTTACCATCTTCAACATCTACCGTAGCATACCCATAATCATTATGTATTGTAACAAATTGCGATGTTTTACTATCCACATCCCACACTAAAATACCATGATGAGGGTAAACTGCTTCTGAATGGTTTTGGACAATTAACGAACCAGGATACTTCACAGTATCCACACCAGCAACCGAATTATTGGGAACATGAATATCACCCAAAAGAGTTAAATCATATTCTGAAAAACTCATAGTTGTTACATTCTTATTATCAATAACAAATCCATGCTCCGTTTGTATTCCATCAACAGCACCATGATAAAGAGCAATCTTTGTTAGATTGTTATTGGGTGGTGATGGAAATCCCTTATCACTATCAAAAACCGATTTGTGGGTGAATGAAATATCACCATAAATGAACTCAACAGTATCTTTGTAGTAGTATAAGTTTGGATGATTTAATGCGTTTACAATTGGTGTAAGAGCATCTAATCGAGTTGGATTATTTAGGTTAGCATCGTGATTGCCGGGAATTAAAATAGTTGGTAAAATATCGGAAAGCGATTTTAAGAAGTTTTGGGTCATGTCCACAACCTCCGGTGTCATATCCGTTTTAGCATGAACAATATCACCTGCTAACACAATTATAGAACTCTCATCCTTTTCTGATTTTATGTAATCATACAATCTATTAAAGACCTCAATATACTCTTTATGCCGTTTCAAGTTTCTGATATGAACATCAGCTATATGAAATATTTTCTTTATTTGTTTCATTTCACCCCAAACATTTTATACTCCACCAAACTTAAAAAATTCAACGAAGGTGTGTCATATATCATTGTATTTATCTTATCATACCCCACTTCAGAGGCATCCCCCCTATCTAACCTAACCATATGAGTTGTTATACCATAATTCATCAACTTTTCACATATATCAATTCCGGCTCTTAAAGCATCCGAATCCAAACAAACATATACTTTGGAAACACTCTTACTAACCAATTTGCTTTCTAATTTTTGGGGTATGGTTTTACCAAATAATGGTATGGCATTCCTACGAATGGTAATAGCATCAAAAACACCCTCACACAAAACAATCGGTTCTTTCCAATTAACAAACAACTCAAACCCAATAACATCTTTCGATACCTTTGGATTTTTGTATTTCATAGGCCCATCATAAATTGCTCTACTAACAAAATAGTTTAATACCCCCTCACTATCATATGAAGGTATGATAATCCGATTACTATACTCACCATCCTCACAATACCCAATATTGTATTTCACAATATCGCCCGGTCTAATACCTCTATTCAAAACATAGTTAATAGCGTGTAAATATGTTGGTGATTTTCTACTTTCCCACAAGGGTAAAAATTCTTCCGGCAATTGAAGTAGGGGTGTATATGTTGGCTGAACATCCGTTTGGGGTGTATACCTTTTAACATTTTTGAAAATAGAGTTATACTCATCCCATATTTGAGGAGATACATTCAGCTTTTTAAATAATGAACGAATTGTTTTTCCCTTTGCATCAGATATCCAACAATGCCATGGGTTATCACCACCCATTTTTACATTTATCTCAAGCTTTGGTTTGTAATGTTCCGCAAATGGAGAGTAAAAAGCATAATTATCCCCAGTGGTTTTTTTACTTTTACCCAAAACTCGTTCCAATAACTCAACTAATCTTTCTTCTGCCATGTCTTAAATCGTAAGTATAAATATGTTTTGGTAAGTTAGTAATTATTTTTATGTTTTTATCCCCCTCCTTATATCGCCGGTTTATCTCAACCCCATATGGTCTATCCAACATAGAAAGCGTTCTGATGTGAAATGATTTACCATCTACCTCCAACGATTTTGAAGGTGATGTTTCACCCAAATAATTGAAATTGGAAGCGCGATAGATAACCCCACTATGCCCCTGATTTTGGTCTGCATAACTTATTACATACTCCCAATCCGTATTTTTCTTTAACCACTTAATTGTTTTAGATATGAAATACGATTCAGCATTCTTTGGTGTATCATCCACTAAACACAACCTCCGCAATTCCAAAACCTTATTGGGGTTTGATGGATGATATGTCTGCCCAGCAGATGGGCCGGCAGGACGAGTGTAAATACAAACTCCAATTATTTGAGGCATTCCAAAGTTTCCATCCCTAAGTAAAATAAAAGCATGTTTTGTTTGTATATTCACATAATCGGAATAATGCCATTTTTTCAAAAAAGCACGAACATTATCATTAAATGTGGTATGTTCTACTTTATATGCCTTTACTAATCCCATAATACCCAACATACAAAATAAAAGTGAATTATCCAAACAAAAATGTTTTGGGTTCTTCTGATACCCATTCCAATGGTATCTCTTTTGCAGCCCACTTAAATCCATTTTTATCGGCCCACATTCCATATGTAGTTTTTGAGTTTTTTGCTAATTTTGCGTTGGGGTTCTGAAACACAAATCTAATATCTAATTCCGGTTTTTGATTTTGTATCAATAAATGCTTTTTTCTGTCTGATAAAGTAAACCTACCCTTTGTTTCTATGAAAATACCATTAGGTAATCTAAAATCAGGCTTATATGTGTGATTGGTCGCAGGCTTGGTATATCGTATTTGGTGCTTTTCATACTCACCATCAATACCAATTTTTTTTAATTCATCCGAAACTTTATCCTCAAGGCCGGAACGATGTCCCTTACTCCGTTGGATATGACCCCAATTTTTAGGCATATTTAATCTATATCAAACTTAACATTTACTATAAAGGTATTAGTGCTACTCTTTCGTAATGGTGTTGATAGTTTAGCAACAGCCATCAACTCACTATCATCATTATATAACCCAATTTTGGTAAAGTATGGGTTAAAATCAGATGATGTTGTGAAACCCGCTCTAACATTTGAACCACTAACCAATGAAGATGCGTTTGTAGTTACATTAAATTCACCCTTACCAATTTCACATAATATACTATATTCATCAAACTCTCGCGTTGATTTATAAGTAAAGTTGAATGGAGCCGAACTGTAATTCCACGAACCATTACCTAAAAACACATTTTGAGAACTACCCGTATTATTCATTACAATTAACCCATGTTTGTAAAACACATAACCACTAGCGTTTTTAGCAAGAGTAGATCCGGATTGAATAACACCTGCTAAATTTGATTGAGATACGATAATACCTAAATCAGGTGCAACATACACATCATTGTAATGAGCCGATGAATTAGTTATTTGTAATGATGTTGGTTTAATTCCACCCCAAACACGGTACATGGGGATTGATACCACAGACGCAGTATTTTCTAATATCAATTGTCGAGATGATGTATCTATTATTGTTGTGTTGAAAAACATTGTTTTTAAGTTTCTCCACAACCCATCGCGTGATATTTGTGTTGGTGTATTTGAGTATCTACTACTCACAGGTATTATGCCGGATGGCCGGGATGTTGGTAATTGAACCGGAGATGTAGATGCTGCAAGAGAACCCGTATCACCAAATTGTGCTTTCAACACATAGATGCCAAAACTACCTGTATTGGTGTTTGTTACATTAAAAGACTTATGCGCTACAAATCGTTTCTTTTCTAAAAAGAACCCTTCTTTTAATGGTTTAAATCCAATATTGGCTACAGGTCTAACATCTGGATAACTTAACCGTATGGATTGTTGTGCCATTAATACTAAACTTTTTCATTTTTGATTAAAAATCAACTTTAACCTTAATCAATGCCTCTGATGCATAACTTTTGTAAATCGGGTTTGATACTTTTCCAACTGCTAATAACTCACTTGCATCATTATACAATCCAACCGTAGTAATGTAAGTTATGGGTGAATTATTATCAGCATATCTTATAGAAGGTCTTATATAATTTAATCCCGCAGAAGCGCTCACAAATGATGGATTATTACTATGATTAAATTTAGAATTTCTAGCTCTAACAAAGTAAATATACGATTTAGTAACCTCTTGCTTCTTTGCTATTATTTGTGTTAGGTTATTTGCTGCCTGACTTGCCGATGTTGGGTAATTAAACTGACTACCTGTAATTAAAACTATACCTTTAGATGGGTAAAATCGGGTGTTGGTATCAGTTGTTCCATTACGTTTTAAGTAAAGATAACTATCCAACGCATAAATACTACTACTGTCTATATCCGGTCTGAAATTGTTATCAGCCCCAGAGGCAGTTAATTGAAATGAAATAGGGTCTAATCTATCTCTGAACAATTCCCTATGAAATGCTAATGCCACACCACTTTGAACTGCTGATGGGAACGAATCTAAATAATTTTTTAATTGTAAATATGCCCTTTTAGGAGCAGAACTATTACTACCACTATTATTAAAGTAAATTACATCAAAAAATGATTGGCTGACAGGTGAATAGTCTTTATTATACATAGTTACATATGATTGAGATGCTTCAGTATCTGTGGTATAATCCTCTAACTCACTCGCAGCATCATTTATTGTAGTATCCCCGTTAAATAATCCGGTGGACACATTGCCAACATATCCAGTTATAACATCATCTGCTGCAAAAGTTTCAAAAGAACCACCACCTAATAAGTTTGGTAATGTTCCTGCAGATACTAATCCCGAACTTCGGGTATTGATTACTATTGTGCTTCCAGCCATAATATACTCTTTTTTCGTTTAATTAATTATAATGTAGGTGCTGATTGAATAAATGTTCCTGTTGTTACTTCTTTTGTTATAGTAACAGGTATCTCAAGTCTTGCACCAGTTTCTTCACCAACAACAATTATTCGGGTAGTTACTGTATTAGTCGATAATGTATTGGCAGGAGAGAATGCAAATTGGTCAGTTCTACCACTTACCATTCTTAATGTTCCTGCCGTATCATCCAATAAAACAACAAAATAAGATGTGTTTGAATCTGTTGGATTTGATGTTAATGTTACAATTGTTTCATTAACTGTACCGGTGTTAGATATGGGTATTCTGATTTCACTAACGTTTGCGATAATAGATGGTATTACATCTACCGTTGGGTTTAAGGTTAGCAACTTACTTTTAAATGCATAATTTTCATCAATAATTGCTTCAAAAACAGGTAGTTGTTCTATAAAAACTCCCGGATTATTTTGCGTTGTATCCCATAATGAATAATCTATTTCATCATCCCCCAAAGCAAATTTTGTTATTTGGAATGGCTTTCCACTTGCAATATACTGCCTACCTAATTTGGTAAGAACTGCATCAATCGTTGTTTCGGTTTTATCTAAATATCCCATAATATTTCTCTTTTTATATATAAATACAATTTAACTTAAAATTATCATCATTCGGTGAATCCACCAAGAGTATCATCTAAACTTGGCGCAACAGGCCCACCAATTGTTGGGCCCGATGGAGCACCACCATCAGTTGGTAAAATCGGACGGCGGGGTTCTTCCAATAAAACATTAGCAACCGCACTTATACCTTTTGGGTTAGATGCAATTTGAGTCGATACACCACCAAACACACCGGAAGTATCTGCCGCCTGAAGTGCGAATGGGTCTGCCGTAAACACCTCTACAACGGGAGTTCCATCAAAAGATTTACTCCACCTACTACCCCTTGCAATTATATAATTACCATTTGGTTGTATTTCAGATGGTCGTAATGCATCATTCAAATTGGAGGTATCATATCTAAATATTGATTGACCGGCAGTAGAACCCGATTCTATTATGTATGTTGGTGGTTCGCCTATATAACTCAATGAAGTAGCAGATTTCCATGTACGGGGTTTTGAAAATGTATATCCCGTAGGTCTATAAGGAACTACTGTCAAATTAGGGTTTTGAGGTTGAACTTGTGCGGCAATTTGCTGAACTACCGGCAGCGTTTGAGGTTGTGCCGCAGAAGCAGGTTCTATTTGAGTTCTAATTTGAGTTAAAACACCGGAGTAATTTGATGCCATAGCAGAATAATTCTGATTTGCAGTTGAACTTCCCGGTTGAGGAGCAGGACGGGGTGAAAATCCCGGTACAGGAGTACCAACATTTGCATTGTTACCACTACCAACCGCCGGACCACCATTGGGTTGATTGTAATTTTGTTCTACTAATTTGAATACACCCGGCCAATGTAACTTATTCCGTTCTAATATATGTGGTTCTATCAATATACCCGAATAGTAATTTGCTCTTGCAGGTATTACCTGGTCTATTTGTGAAAATATACTATCATCGTAATTTGATACAAGATTTAACAATAAATTTGATGGTGATAGGTCCTGATAACGAATACCTTCGGATGTGTTTAAATATCCAAAATATTGGGATGATGTGATTCTTAATGTTGGATAGTATGTCTTTCTCCTATCTATTGGGTCACCAATCCATTGGTCTATAAGTGAATAATCCCCCGTAGATTGAAAACTCCAAGAATACATATGCGCATTTAATGTATCAGTTGTTGAGAAATAAACACCTAACAAGTTAGAGTCCAATGGAGCATCATCAAATTGCGAAGTTACTCTACTACTATCTGTATCTAAAAATTCTCCGTTTAGGGTTGATGATTCAATTCTAATTTTATTATTAGTGTTATTTTGCAACATCCCACCAACAAAAAACTGATTATCATGCACACTTAAACTTTGTGTTAGAATAGGACCACCATACTCTTTGATTTTTAGAAACTCTTCGGAAATACCATAACATGACATTATGGTTTCAATTGATTGTCGTGTACCTTTTGTTTTATAAATGTAAGGTAAGTTGTTTAACAACCTGCGCCATATCTCATACTTTACTTTTTGCTTCGGTTTTACTACAACCGAACCCGAAATACTCATAGATGCGCTTGTTGGTAATATACTACCTGTGGTATTAGTTCCTAATGTATACTCCCATAAATTAGATGTTCCATATCCATCGGCCAATTTCCACCCCAATGAGTTTGCTACACTATACAATAACTCATCCGGCATACCATCATTAGGATGTTCCTGCCTTTCATTTATAGATGTCATTTCCCTAACAGCATTCCATATCATATCAAAGAAATGCCCCACCATATCAATAAATTTGATATAATCAGCATTTAAAGTATCTTCCGCAATAGCAAATGGTATAAGTTTTGAAAGTTTAGAACCATTATCAGCATCAAATAAGGATGCAGAACTATAAACTCCGGCATACCACCCCTCAACCTCAGATGAATTATACGAATATAATTGATAAGGTTGTGTAGATATTTTGGGATATGGAACAATACTATTTTCAACTGGGTAGTGAGTATATAACAATGATGATTTATACCCATTAGATGTATAAGAACCTGAACCCTGATAGTATAACCAATTTTCAAACCCATCAAAATTTGATATAAGATTATCCCTACTTAAAACTGATTGCGATATATTAACATTAGAATATTGACCTGTAACCGAAGTAAGTGTTGCAATCCTTGTATTATATTCTTCTATTTTTTGGATTTTATTCATAAATACATCTAACCTCTCAACGGCAGATGAATACTTTATAAAGTTTTTAAAACCTGAATAATCAATGTTTAAGTTTTGCGGTTTTTCACTAAAATACTTATCTACCAATTGATTAGATGCGCTTAGGGGTAGTAAATCCTTCCATGATTTATAATCAGTATAAATTGAAGCACCCCACCCATCCAATGGTATATTGAAATTGGGTTCTGACCAAAATGGTATTTCCAAATCACCCAATATTCTCCATGCAATAATCTTTTCAATGTAAGATTTCTGCAACCTACCATAAATACCAACCCGCCTACCTTCCTCTATTTCATCCGGTAACGGCTTGTGTAATTTTAATATTAAATTTGTAAATCCATATTGCGCATTAGATGTAGTGTTTATAACACGATATGGAACTCCCTTTGTGTAAATACCCAATCGACTTGTCCAATTTGGTATTGGAGCTAAATCAATGTTTAAATCCGGAAAATCGGGCGCATATACATAAACACCATTTTTACTATCAGATGGTTGTTGTATTAGTGTCCCATTATTTGATGCTATATCTAAAATAATTTTCCAAGTATTTAACCAAGCCCCCACCTGCAATGCAATTGTAGTATGAACTCTCATATACCGTTCTAATACCCTACCTTCACCACTATTCTTTTTTCCGTTTGGTAATGCATCCCATTGAGCATCTAACTGATTTAAGTTTCTAGTACACTCATTTACTAAAAACTCCGCAGCATTCAATGAGTTAGGATTTAACGCTCCCAACGCAACACCACGCCTCCATTCGATACCATTATATAAACGATTTAATGAGTTTCGATGATAACCCATTATTTCTTCATATGCCTCTAAAGTGCGTTGAAGTTCTCCTTCAAAAGTTTCTTTATTTGCAACTGATATAATACCTGCTGTTAATAATGCTGTTATAACTGCAGGACCCACAGGTGTAACTGTTAAACCTACAAGTGGAGCACTTAAAAAAGCGGCTGTTAGACTGGGAGCGGCTATTGCGGCAGTTGCAATACCCGCCACACCCCCAGCAAAATACCCAAGACCACTTCCCGGTGGGTCATATTCTTCACCCGCTGATATACCAGTTGCAAGTGCCAAACCTGCTATGTAGTTTCTTTCCCACCGTTCTTGTCTACGATTTTTCTGATTATTTATTAAGGTATCTACCAAACCATCAATATCAGAAATTCGCTGCTCTAAACCTTGTCCAGATGTGCCTGAATCAAAACTTGGTAACCCATGCCAAAAGTAAAACGGAGAATCTAAATAGTTAGTGCTTATATTATGTGGTGGTTGGGTAAATCCGTTTGTATAATCGGTTTCGGTATATTGTTCGATATACCAATTTAAATCTTCCTTTTCATCCAATAAAGGTGGGCTTTCTTGTAATGTTTTGGTAGATGGTGGTGCTCCTAACCTCCAAAAGGCGGCTCTACCTGTTGCAGTACCGGTTTGTTGATAGTATTCGGCAAAGTAAGAACCTCTTCTACCATCCTGATCTCGATTAAATGTTGAACCTGAAACATGAACATTAACCCAAATAGTTTTTAATCCATTAAAAAATGATTGTGGATATGGTGCGTATTTAGTTTTAGTTCCCTCAAAAAGAATATGGGATATATCTGATATTTGATTTTCACCACAATTTAATAAAAACTCTTCTTTACCAATGCCATATACAAATGAATTTCCACCGGGTGTAAGTAAAGTTTCATCATCATAAAACTCTTTAAGAGTAATGATAGATTGTTGTAAACCTACTTGGTCCTGCCACTTATCTCTAATTTTTACTTTTACTTCCGTTCTATCCGATGATATTTCTCGAATAACTAATTGGGGTTGCTCTACATTTCCGGCAAATTTATATATGGTGTTGTAAACCATATTATAACTTCCTTGGTCAAATCCCATAGTTCGTAAATCCTCTTCGGGTTTGAAATAAAATAAATTACCAGAATTTTGAATAGGTTCATCATAAAACGATTCTAATAGTATATCATCAGAATAAACATGCATTTCCTTTAATATACCCGCACTTCTACCGGCATAACCTGCACTAGTCGCTCTTAAATTTGCTCTAATAGTACCATCTATAACTGCGTTAATACTACCGGATAATGGTTCTATTAAGTTTCTATCCTTTTCTAAAAAGGTTTCACCATAGGTAGGAGATATACCTAATACTTCATCTATATTTTCGTATCTATCTAATGACATTTTTGTTTATCTCCACCAATTTATTAACAATTATGTGTATCTAATATTTTACCAGTACCACGTTCAATTTTAAAAGCACGCTTAGTACCACCTGCACTAAACGCAAACCACTCATCATCCCAATTTTCTGGTATAAATGTATCTGATGGGATGTATTCGTAATTTGGGTTGAACGAAGGAGGGGTATCTACCGTATAAATATAATCACCTATTGTTAATTCATTAATTCGTTTTAATGTATAGTATGTATTAAATACTCTATATCTGTTACACGCAGCACCCTTTGTATTTGCATTCCACTCATTTTTCGCAGCCTTATTACCCCCAATCATTTGCCATAATGTATAATCACCAGTATTTTTACCAATTGGTAAAGAACCTTTTGGTCTTGGTATACCCGCGGTCTGTCTACATATTTGAACAGAAATAATTCTACCCGAAATCGCTTCAAATGTAATTAAACGTCTCACACCATTAGCTTGAAAAACAACTTTAAACTCATATGTTTGTTTTAAATTATCAGATATGGTTGCATTACTCCAAACATAGTCATTGATACCTAATTCCCAAATTGGTTTTTCAGTATAATAGTTCACACCACCTGTCCCAGTCCAATCATTACATTCATCGTTTCTATTGAAATTAGTATTCTTACCAATCATTGTATAGTTACGTGTTAATGAAGTTGGTGAAGGGGGTGGACTGGAACCAGGGCATATATTTTTTTCTAATATTCTACCGGTATCCTTTTCAAGTTTAAAAGCATACTTTACCCCATTTGCTGAAAATGCTTTCCACAAATCATTATTTGTTGCGAGTATAAGTGCTGTTACATTATCAGGTAGTATTGGCAAGCTCGCAGTGGTTGTTGTATTGGGAGTTATTGCACGATATATATAATCTCCCGCTACCAACTCCGAAATTGGTTTTTGTGTATAAAATTCTTCTTCATCTCTCCATTCACGACACGCTGCATCAGAACCCCAACTTCTAAAATTACCACCATCAGTAGAACCCTTCATTGCCCAAGTTAATAGTGCATTTGGAGGTTGTCCACCAGAACCAGCGCATCTGTGTACATCTAATATTTTACCAGTACCTTTTTCCAATTTAAATGAACGTTTTACACCACCAGCCATAAAAGCCATTCGTTTATTATCATCCATAAATACAAGAGCCGTTAATCCATTACTATCTTTATAAATATAATCATCCTGTACTAATTCCCAAATTGGTTTAAATGTATAATATGTTTCTTCATCGGCCCACCGATTACATGCCCCGTCGTGCGAATTTCCCGCACCAACATTTTCCACACGCAATCCCCTCATTTGCCATTGAGGGAATTGGTTTGCAGTAGTACCAAATTTACTACCAGTTAAGTATTGAAATGTTACGGCCGGAAAACTTACTTGGGTTACATCAAACGATACAAATACCTGATTAAAAGGCAATTCAAATTCATCTCTTTGTGGTAATGGGTATTCTTCATTATACGAATCTTCATCAAACTTTTCAACAAATGGTTCTAAAAATACCTTACCATATTCCAAGTTAGAAGATGTAATTTCATATGAAACTATCTGCCCAAAATCGTTTCTTGTTATTTCTCTTTCCATTACTATCTAACTAATCTAAAATAAAAATTGTCTGAATAATATTGTTTATTTCCACCATCATCTATACGAATCATAAATTCATAATATCTTTCAGGTTGTAGTGTATCAAACCAAAAATCAAAATAGTTTCCATCTCCATCACAACTTAATTTAGTATAAGTAGTATCAAACGGAATAATTACATATTTACTTTCAGCATCCCTTAAAGACCAATATGAAGATGAGGGCAGGTACTTAATCGTTGATAATGCCCCACTATTACTAAATGTTCTTTGTGGGTATCTTTCTCTACCATATACTCTAATTCTTTCTTTTGAGTCCTTTACATATTGTGATTTTAGTTTAGGTAAATAAACTATAATATCGGATGTGTTTAATTCCACCAAAGAAGCCGTAGTAAATGTAGTGTTGTCCCATCGAGTTTCTAAAACAGGTGAATATATCGTATTGGTATTCGATGAAAAATATTTGGCAGAACCTAATTTGAATATTGAAGATGATTCATCGGTTTGCGGTAACTTAATCATAAACCCATTATTTGGTCTACTGCCACTCAATATATCATTTACATAATGAGTAATATCAACATTTATATCCGATACATTTCTTGTAAACGATTGTGAATATGTGGTGTTGTTTACCGATGAAGTAAACCAATTACCACCGCCATAGTTTGTTCTATAAAAAAAGTCCGAATTACCTACTGCCAAACTCCACGAAACATCAGTCTGCCTATTATACCAACTTACATCGTTTTCGTTTATGGGTGTATCATAAAATCTACCAACCCCATCTGCCCAACTTTGTGATATTGGATAAAACTCCAAAGTATATGTTGTGGGTATTTCCACCTCTTCGGTGGATACCATTTTCAAATAATGCTTTATATTACTACCTGATATAATACCATCTGATATTGATTGGGATACTGATGATAAATCAAACTTAATTAATATTCTACTATTACCCAAAAGTATATCGGTATCAGTTGCATCATACAACTTTCTAATTTCCAATATCTCATCATTACTTACATTTTGTAATTGACGGACACTATCTTCATATATAGTAGTATCATTAGATGGGTATATTCTATTTATCATTTATTTCTCCCTTAAAACAACGGAACTACCCGCCCTTTAATATCTACATCCGGAAACTTAACTTCAAAGATTGCAGGGTCTTTAGCAGGATATATAATACCATTTCGGGTTGCATTTTTGATGTTATACCTTTTTTCCGAATACTCACCACCATACTTATTCACAATTTGTAATCCACCATCACCCCCAGTGGAAGGTCTTACAACCGTCTGAACACCATCTACTTTATCCAAAAGAACATATATATCGGATAGTAATATAGGTTGATTTATCTGCCACTTATCAATATTGAAATAATTTTTTAACTCCGAAACACACCTCAACAATACCTCATTTGCATTGTAGTTGGGTAAAACCACCACCTCAAACTCAACCCCAATGTTTATTATATTACCATCCAAAATGTTAAGAGCATCAGTTAGTATTCTATAAAAGGACATGTAGTTTTTAAGGTTTTGCTTTGTAGCTTGATTTAAATTGGCCAATGCACCTACATTGTTTTTACCCAATACAAACAAGTTTAACCCCAGCCCATTCAATGTTGCTATTTTAGAAGTACTCCTATCCTTATAATCAGGTATAACATAAACTTTTGATACCGAACCAAATTGTGGGGGTAATGAATACGCTCTAACCGTATAATCATTCAATGTAACTGCGCGATTTTGTGTTGGGAAAAACGATATTGCCTGCTGCCTTATTTCCTCAACAGTATCAGAAAACTTACCACCTGATGTTGGTTCTTCATTAACTGCTGCAAGAGAAGCCACTACCTCATTAGAAACGGATGGGGCTGATGTGGGTAGTGTATTATCAAAAATAACAGATGATATATTAGATAAATCCCGCGCAGGCACATTATCACCAATACCCGTACCAACTCTGTAAACAACAGTTAGTGTGGTATTCGCAGGTGCTAAACCATATTCAGCCGTATACAAAAAGTTTGATGGGTCTATCGAATTTACTATATTATCCAACTTAAGATTTAGTTTTGGGTCAGGAACCAAATCTTCCATATTAGTTGATAATCCAGAACCAAACTGAATTGATAATGAGCCATCATCCTCTATACGGGTAATATACCTTTTTGGTATTTTTTTGAGTTTTAAAACATATGGAGTTTCTTGACTATAATTTTCTAAACCGGTATTATTGGCACTAATATTTCGCACCTGCTCAAAAATTGTTTGCTGCCCAAGAAAATCAACTTTTGTCCACAAATCACCATTTGAATCAGTTATACTAACCACATCAATCAACCCTTCTTCTGATATGTTGATTTTATCATATGGTCGAGGTGTTCCAAATGTAAAAGTACGAGTTACTAATTCACCACTTATCGCTTCAACCTTTTTCTTTAATAAAAATCTTGTTGGATTGTTACCAGTACCAATCGCATAGACCGATACCTCCAATGGGTCAAAAAATGATGATGAATATGAAAAATCAACCTTTTGCTTTGTAGAAAATACAACATTTGGATTAGATGTTGATGTTACCTGCATCCCTTCCTTTACTACAAGAGCATAACTTAAATCGGGTTTATAGTCTGCTGTAGCAGGCACTAATTGATATACTGATAAGGTTGTTGTTGATGGCGAATATAACTTTGGGGTATATCCAAATGATTGAGCCAAAGAAATTACATTTTTTCGTTCCTTTGCTTGCTCTAATATACTTTCTCTTAATTGGGTATCGGTATAATACGATAACACATCCCCAACATAAGATGCCATCTCCATAAACATCATACCTGGAGATGACTCATTAAAGTCATTATATGTGTTTGGGTAATATTGTTTGGCAAAATCTATAAGATTTAACCGTAATCCTCCAAAATCCCTACCTAATAAATTAACTTCTTTTGTTGAATTATTTAACATTTACTACTCCTAAACTATTGATAATCCACCCTGGTTATCAACCTCTAAAATTATGGTTTGGTTTGCACCCTGTTCGGTAACTCTGAAACGAATTTTTATAGACACTCTATTATAATCAGGTTCGGTGTTTACTTCAACCCCATCCAATAAAATATATGGTAACCAAAACCCAATATCTTCCGTTAAAGATGTTTCCAATGTAGAACCCAAATCATCGCCTATGTTTTCAAATAACAATGAATAAATGTTGGCACCAAAAAGTGGTTGAAATGGTCTTTCACCTTTTGTTGTTAATAGTAAACCCTTTAAGTTAGATATAGCCTGTTGTTCGGTTGTATAGCTGGATTTAAACATGGGACTACCACCCAATGGTAGTAATATTCCAACTGCACGATTTTTATCTAAATCAATGGGGTTATATCTATATTGAGTTCTTTGTGCCACTCATTACCTCTTCTTTTTATTATTCATTACTTTCATAAGTTGTGAGTAATCTCGTGTAAGAGCATTTACAACGGAAGCACCTGCTTCAGTTTGTGCTAAAGCATCCATAGATACGGACCTGCCTTCTGAATCTTGAATAGTAGATTGGTTCATCATACCACCTCCTGCAAAAGATTGCGCCATATCGGATGTAAATGTTCCACCACTATTGATGTTTCTCCATTCACCACTTTGATAGGTTTCATTTAAAACTTCAGTAAGAGGTGATTTTTTTGTGAATAATGGTTTTTGAGTTTTTTTAGTTTCTTCAAAAATATGCTCAACATCTAATGGGTCTTTTTCAACCACATTTGTAACCCTTTTTACCGATTGTTGTTTCAATTCATGTAAAAGCGATTCCTTCATGGATTTTCTTTCCACAATGAGTTGTTTTTTAACCTCATTCTCAACAATCAGCTTAATTGCTTTTAAAAGTTTTTTAGTATCCATAGTAATAAATATATTTTTTTGTATTTTATTTCACTACAATTGTTTCATTTTCGTAAGTTCTGTTGTAATTCTTGCTAATGCAGGTATAACCTGAGATGTTATTTGAGTATTTGCTACCAATGCAGGAGCACCTATTGGTGTTAATGGTGGCGCTGTTAGTGCAGAATAAGCTATCACCATAGTTTGCAGAGTAGTGGTTAATGATTGTAAAGTATTTTTAAGTTCTTCTATTTGTGAAAACATTGTGTTTATATCAGCTTTCCATTTTGTAGTAGAAACATATATGTTATCATTAGAAGATAACACAATACTATCTGATTTACTATTAAATACCAACCTATTTGAATTGATAATTACTTGCGAACTATTATAGTTACCTACTAATTTATCAGGCCGTAGTATACCTACTTTATTTGCTAATTTTAATTTAACCCTTTGACCATCTGTCAACCAAATACAACTACTATCTTCGTTTATATCCTCAACAGTGAATTTATCATACCCCTTATTTTCAGCAGCACCATTACGAATTATGGTTATAGGTGAACCGGGTTGTGTAGATGTCCATGTAGGTCTATTTATGGTTTCAGGTCTTTGTGGGGTATATCCAAATCTGATTGATTGTCCAAATCTACCCTCAAATATAACATCACCAATATAAGGTTGTAATTGAGATAACCCTTTAATTTCAACAAACCCCTTTCCAAAATCTTTTCTACGATTTGTAGTATTAGTTCTTTGCGGATTAGGGGATGAATAATTTGTGGTAACATTTAATGATGTAATTGTATTTTTTACCGCGCCTGGTAGTGGGTTGTTATTTAACCCTCGTTGTAAAAATGTAGGCGATATGTAATAGTATTGATATCCACCGGATAATGGACCGGATTCAGGCCCAGTAGCAGTTATTAAATAAACTTGCTCACCAATAAGAGGTATTGATTTTATATATGGATTTAAGGGATATGCCACCGCATTAGTAGCACCCCCAAACCCTTGCTTTAATGAAACTCCAATTTTATAGAAATTATCAGAGTTTCTATCACTCAAAAATACTTCGGTTACCTCCGCAAGCATTGTTATTCCTCATCTTTTTTCAATGATGTCAGTTTGGTATCAACATCCTTACTTGCTTCCAATAACTGCCTCTTTTCCTCATCTGTCAATGCAAACCCACCAATATCACTACTTGCTGCATTTAAAAGACGTTGAGCAATTGCTGCCATCCTAACCAATTGGTCATCGTTTTTAACCGAAACCTCTAAATACTCTTTGATTAGTGGAACTACAACTGAAGCATCGTTTAGGTTTTTAACCAATGGCTCTAACTGCGCAATCAGTAATTTAATTTGTCTATCTTTTTTGCGTGAATTTTCGTAAATATCTTTTAACAAGTCTGCAAAAGATTTACCTTTGAATATATCATCATCCTTCGTCATAGTATCTTTCTATATTATGATTTAATTTTAAAATACCCGTTTTACTATACTCGGTGTTTAATTCAACAAACATTACTTTCATTTTTCCTATAACTTTAGTAATATATTGTGTATTTACTCCCGTTCTATCTCTTATAAGTATGTAAAGTGCTTTTTTGTTATATGAGTATAAATCCTTTCGGGTTCTAAATAACTCATTTACGGAGTCCGCAACCTTTCTATCCCTATCCCTTAAAAATATCTTATTTAAATTTGTATCAATATAATCCACATAAAAATCCATAAAATCGGATTTTTCCTCTAAATAATTATGTTCATAAACTTCATTGGAGATATTTCTACCCAAATCAACCGCATCCAACTTTTCATGCACTTTCATTTTAGCATAATTTGCGTTATTCTCATTAAACAAAAAGTTTCTTGCAATAACAGTAAAGTATGAAAATGCTTTTCCTCTATCTCCCTTAAACTTATGCATTTTTTCATTTAAAAACGCAACAACGGAAGCTTTTACATCTTCATATGGTTCATCGAAATAATAAGTTTTATAAGTGTGTATTACATTCTCTGCCAGTTTATCCAATGGGTATTTTATAAACCTATTATATATCTTATTTTTTAACACATCACTATCACAATTGTTATAGGCGTTAATAGCCATTTCAGTTATGTGTGTAAAATATCTACCACTACTTGGGTTCTTCGCTTTTCTGGCCATAGTAACTATCCAATTCCTCTATTATATTAAACATTTCTCTAAATACATAACCTGTCTCATCATCAGCCTCAAAAGCACCAATTCTATCAATAGACCTCATTCTATCCACTGCGTTTTGAATTCTTTCTTGCATTGAATCCAATATAGTATCAGCCTGAGTATATTCTTTAACCAATATATCCAAATCTTCTTCTGCCCTTTCCAACTTCCGTAGTAAGTTCCATACAAAGAAACCTAAAAATACATCAGTTAAAAATAGTAATACCAATAATATAACCATATCAATCCTCCATTATATCTTTAAACGCATCAAACACCATATCCACCTTTGGTTTTTCATCCTCCGTACGGGTAGACATCAACTTTTCAAATTTACTCATTGAACCTGGTCTACCATTTTGAATAGAACCACTTCTACCACCTTTAAGTTTAGTTCCATCAGTTACCCATCGATTGTATTCAAATTTTGAAGCCATAAAATCGGCCTGGTGTAAAATGTGAGGTAAAAATGTTTTTAGTTGATTTTCAGGCTGAAAACTCTTATAGTAACTTTCAGTAGATGTATCATATAACCCATCTGTCAATCGAATAGCAAGATATTCTTCCTCACTACACTTTACACCAAAATGATTTAATAGATAAAATGTCCTATCGTGTATTTCCATCCAATGTAACTTTGGATTGGATTTGTAAATCTTACCCTGATTTTTGACATGCCATTCGGATTCGTTTTTCTTATACCAATCATCCGATACCGAACCTACCTTACCCAAATCATGATGCAATGCAGCAAATACCACCGATTCTCGTGTAATATCATCAGTAACCATATCCAAATCCTTCCAAAGTTCGTAAACTTTTAAGGCGTTTCTTGTAACTCGTAGTATATGGTCAATATATCCACCGGGAAATGCATTATGAAAATGCTCAAACGATGAAGCGGGTGTGTAAATAATCCGCTCTTCAAAGTGGTCATACATTTTGTTCAGAGCATCTAACCTCTCACCACTAAATTCCTGATTAATAAGTTTTCTGAACTTTTTGTAGTTTTCCAGTAGTTCTTCTGGTGTAAAAAAATCAAAATACATAATTAAATAATTTTATCAATAATACCTAAATTAAGGGCATCCTCTGCCGTTAAAAACAAATCGCTTTGCTGATTTGATTCCCACCATTCCTTTGGTTTGTTTGTGAACTCTGCCATCATAGTGTTACATTCCTCCTCAAGCTTATCAGCAAATTTTGCGTTTGATTTTACATCACTCAATTTACCTGCTGCAAAAGTTGATAGTTGGTGAACCATAATCTTTGAGTGCTTTGAAGCGGCTCTAACACCAGTACCTGCTGCAAGTAAGAGTGCTGCAGCGGACATTGCAATACCTCTACAAATGATATTGAATTTAATATCTTTATTACCCCTAATGTAATCAATCATACCCAATGTTTCTACAACATCACCACCACCTGAATTCAATAGTATGTTTATTGAAGTAAGTTCGGTATTTATCTTTTTAAGTAATCTTACCTTAGCAATAAATTCGGGAAGTAAACCCATCTGAATTTCATCGCATATTACAATTACATTGTCTGTTAAATCAATACCATAATCAAACTCTCTAAAATAATCTTTGTATGGATCATCCATAGTATCATTCTTTTTAGTTTTATAACTATAATTTACATTCTGATTAGAAGTGCTTGTGTAAAGGTCATCTTGTGTTGACATATATTTTTAATTTTAATTTTACTTATTATACAAAATAATTGTTAGATTTCCAAATTATCTATACCTATCAGCCCCAGTTTTTCTATATGTGTGTATAGGTGGTGGTTGGGGTTGTTCGTTGTATAAATTTACAGCCTCTTCGGTAGTTGGTTCAAATACAACATCCGGTTTTTCTTGTTCCTTTATTTCCACAACAGGCTCTTCCACTAAGGGTTCTTCCACCACAACAGGTTCATCATTTAATGGTTGTTCAACAATTGGGGGAGTTTCAACAATTTCATTTTTAACTATCACCTCTCCTACATCCGGTCTAATCTCCTTAACCAATTTGTTTAAAGCAACTACCATAGCGATTGCCAATGGGTCAAAAACCAATACTATCAGTAAAGTAAACCAATTCACTATTTTATCCATACCCCACCCAGTTAGTTTTGCTAAATATCTTAATGGGCCAATTTCAGCAGCAACCTCATTGTTTGACTCTTTATCTAATATTTGTAAATCCAATGATGTCAAAGAATCATTCAACCCTTCTATTTTTAAACTTAATTCATCCCTTTGCGAAATAGCAGTTTTTAACTCACCACTCAACACCCTCCGCTGCGATGCAGCCCCTCTATCAGTTTGTGAATTGTTATTTGCTAAACCACCTCTTAATCCTGAAATTGAGGTTTCTAACATGCGCTTTTCTTCATTCAAATCAGCAAGTTGTTCTTTGAACCTGGTTCTTTTTACATCTGTAATACCAACCTCTTTATCCAAAATTGTCAATTTATCGCTTGTTGTCTGATATGCCGATGTTAAAAACCCATATATACCTAATGATGTTATAATCATTAATATACCAACAGCTGAAACCAAATACCATCTCAACCATCCAATTGTTTTCCAGTAGTTGTGGAGATATGAAGCAAGAATTAATTTTGCAAACTCCAATGAACCTGCCATTATAATTACTTCAGTCCTTGCACCTGCAAAAAGTGAACTAAGCCCGAAAACCGAATAATAAGCAGCCGAGCCTGCAAGTGTGAATGTAGACAATATCATTAAGAAAATAAATCCGTTTTTCCTACTGAAAAAGTTTTTCATAATTTTTTCCCAATTTTCAATTTTATTAACTTTCTCGATTGTATTTATTAACAAATAGCTTGTTTATCATTTTAAGTATAAATAAGTATAATAAGCTTGATTACAAAATGTATCAACTAAGTAACAAAAGCTTGTTAGGCTTACCAAAGTTAAAAAGCTTAAATAAACATTTACTAAAAGCATACAAACAAATAAGGAGAGGTTATGCCTCATACTTTTCTAAATACGAAATAACAGCCAATTCTTTCATTTTTGCTTCTACCTCAATATCTAAGTCATATCCATAAGTATTGATTTTTTCAAAAATGTAGTCAGAGTGAGCCTGTGGTATTTTACCTGGCGCTGATTCCGAATAGTGAACTAATGGTTTAATACCTTCAGCCCAAGTACTCATCGCCATTTCCAGCGCATCCTTTTCCGATAAATCCCCAGTGCAAAATTTGTGGTGATGGTAATCAAATACAATAGGTATACCGGTCCGTTGGTGGATATACATTAAATCTTTTACTGAATACATACTTGCCTTATCATCATTTTCCACCGTCAAACGGGTCTGAACCGATTCCGGCAGTCTTTCAAAGTTTCTACAAAACCTATCCATCGCTGATTCTTTATCTCCATAAACACCATTACAATGGATATTGATTACATTATAATGTGTCCTACTTAATCCCATCAAATCAAATACCTCACCATGTAATGATAAATCGGTTATGGTATTTCTCACCACATTTTCATTAGGTGAAACGAGAACATTAAAGGGGCCTGGATGGGATGTAATTCGTTGCCCATACTCTGATGCCAATTCGCCAATATCTTTTAATATGGATGCTATGGAGTTGAAATGGGGCATATCACATAATTGGTATTCGGATGACCAAGGAAATAAGTTAGAAGTGGTTCTGAACAATTTAAATCCGTTTTGCTCATTCCACTTAACAATTTTCATCAGGTCTTTAGTATTTAACAATCCTAACTCCGAAGCCCTATCAATACCTTCTTTCAAAAAGGTTTTTTTAATCATACCCCTATTGGTGGTAATCTTTTTCTTGCCCAAAGTCATATTGATGCAAGCGTATCCTAAGTTTGACATAATTTTGGTTTATATTCCACAAATATAATAAAAAAGGGGGATTTTTACAAACCCCCCATATTAAATTATTATTAAATTTTTGATTAAATGTATTTGTGTAGTAGGCTATATGCTCTACCCAATCTCGTTAATCCAATACCCCCACCAAATCGAGGGAAGAAATCATGCGATAAAAATTCTTCTAATTCCTTTTCAACCCTTTCTCTACCAAATAAGCTAAATAACTTTTCTGAATATTTACCATCTTCAATACTATAAAACATTTCACGCATTTTGGTTACATCACAACTTCTTTCAGCCGAACCAATGGTTTCTTGCCCATATAGTATAACATCTACTTTATTGAATATACCATCATCGTTATGCTGCATATTCCAAAATGGGTTTGTTCTTATGGGGAAATTTTGTAATGAAATTACATTACCTTTTTCTTTCCACATTCTTTCTTCATGCTCATTTTCCAAAATTGAAACATCGCCATATTCTGCGCACACATCATCATAATTTACTTCAACGGGAGAATCAAATCCTAAATGCCTCAATAAATCACTTTCCAATTGTAATAACTCTTTAATACCGCCCTTTGATTCAAACTCAAACATCGGAAATATAAGTTCGTGTCTACCAGGTATTGGATTTTTTTCTTCCCTATAAGAAGTCGAAATGCAATAAACTCCATTCCATTCAGGATTTTTAAGTAGTTCATACTCCAACCACATTTGACCTGTTTGTGGTAGAGGGTAAATCTCACCACCATATTCAAAGGTTTTAATCGAATGAGGATTTTCACATGCTGCGAGAATTGATAATCGGCTTTGAACCGGAACTTCATAGTAACCCCTATCTAAAAAGAAGTTACGCATTTGTTGAACCATTTTATGGTACAATACTGTGTTTTTCATATATGTTTCCTTTTTTTACATTATGAATAAATACAATCCGATTAAACTAAAAGTGGTGAATAACTAAAATAAATCCGTCTAACACTATCACATTTTGAACGAATGATTGCTTCCAAATTAGTTATAAAAGATTGGGGGGTTTCGAAATATACAGGTTTACCATCTCTGATAAAGCAAAGTTCACCTGCATCTTCTAAAACATCAATTTTATTAAACACTAAATCAGTTACACCATTCAATCTTATAGCCATTATAAGTGAATCTAAATCCAACCAATTTACTTGCCTACTTCTACCAGTTGTAGCACCATACTCATTACCCAACTCTCGTATTTTAGAGAATATTTTTTCATCCCCCTCAAATTGCTTTGCACCCACATATGTTCTATACCCTTTTGCAATACCATACACATTTCGTATTTTTTGAGGAGGAACACCATTTAGAATAGCAGAACCCACCATACAATGAGATGAAGTTACATATGGGTAATCACCCCAATCAATATCCAACTCAAAACCTTGAGCACCTTCAAATAAGATTTTTACGGGGGTATCGCTGTGAAACTCCTTATAAATATCAATAGTGTTTTTTACATCTATATCACCAACTCTCTTACCCAATCTTCCATACTTATCCCTATACGCCGGTCCATTACCCGTTTTAGTAGTTCCAATTTTAGTATCTTTGGAATCTTCCAATAAATGTTCCGGCTGTATTACATGAACCCGTTTATCTATAAAAAGATAATCGGAAACATTGATACCCCTATCTTCCAATCCCTTCCACTCACTATATAAATCTACTAAGTTTACAACACACCCCGGCCCTATGATAGATTTAATACCATAGAAAACTCCAACGGGTATATAATGGGTTACAAACTTTTCACCATCGTGGTAAACGGTGTGGCCGGCATTCCCACCACCATTGTAACGAACCACATGAGTGTATTCTTTACCTTTGGATAGGAAATGCGCAACCTTACCTTTACCAGTATCACCGGCTTGTAAATCTACAATAATATCAGCATACTGAATCATACATAACTTTTTTAAAGATTATAACCCAAGGGTATGGGTTTTTATTTGGTTACTTAATTTTTAGTGATTTTGGTTTTGATTCTTCGGAAAATGGAATACTGATTTTAAGTAACCCATCCTTCATACTTGCTTCCGCTGAATTCAAATCATATTTACGAGAAATCTTATACCCCAAATTAAAAGAGCGTTTTGCAATGCCTTTGTGAATATAAGTTATTTCATCATTTTTGGTTTCATCTTTTTTACTATAAGAAACCCTTAACAAATCGCCTTCGATATTAATATCAATATCTTCTTTGGTTAGCCCTGTTCCGGCAATTTCAAAACATAACCCCTCTTTAGTTTCATAAATATCTACGGGGTGGCCGATTTTTACATCCATCGCTGGTGCGAAAAATGAATCGTTTGTGAAAAAGTTTTTCACCAAAATATCAAATGGTGAATATGGTAATTCTCTAATTTGTGTCATAATAGTCCTTAAATCTATTTTAATTGTTAAACATAATTTTAATTTTGACCCCATAAGGTGGTCGCCATACCCTTGAGTTATATTTCTATTCCATCAAATATCATACCAATTTTAATTATATGATAATGGTGGTATTTTTCCTATAATATCGTAAGTTACCAATAGTGATGTTTTAATGGGTGTGCTGCTTACTGTTTCATGATTTTTAGATAGAATTAACCCATTCATAGATAAACGGGTTATAAACATATTAACCGATAACTTATCTCTGTTTAAATTATTCATATTTAATTCAAATACAACATTATTTCCTGATCCAATTTCATCAGTATCATCCATATCATCATTATCAATGAATTCACTCTCATCAACAACATCATCCTCATCATCGCCTAATTTTTGGAAAAAACCTGAATACATATCAGTTATGTATACCAACTTATCTTTATCGGATAACGATTTATAAAAGTCATAATCCTGCTCATGCCATAGTATATCATCCATACTAATAAATATTTATTTTTTTTTATATTGTTTGTTTAACCACTCCAAAATTTGTTTTGATACTGCGGTATTATTACGGGATAAATATTCTTCTATAATGTCGGCAACCTCACTTAACACATCATTTTTTGTGTGATATGAATGGTGCTGTATAAGATGTAATTTACTCTTCATTTGAGTTTTATACCCATCATCAACCTTGATATCAGTTGCCAAATACCTATTCAGTATTGTGTGTTTAATTAGTGTATAATAAGGTTCTTTTTTTATTTTAATAATATCAGAACAATTATCTATATATTCTTCAAAACTATCTACGATTACCCCATCAACTATTCCTTTGGCAGCTGCTGCATCATTCCACACACTATCATCATTTTCAAAGTTTTTGGCAGGTGTATCTGATTTAGTTGATACCCATTCCGAATCAAATATAAGTTTTTTAAAATCATTTAATTCGGATGGGTTCATATAATAGTGTTAAAAAATGTTTAATCGGTTTTTTCTATCCACAGTTAATAATGCATCCTGTAAAGTTTCTATTATCCTTTCAATTTCAGATTTAGTTACAGTTGTTTCAACATTACCAATTTTCAATACACCAATTTCAGTAAAAGGTTTAAGTGGATAATCAGCCGGTTTTAGGTCTGGATTAAATTGTAAGTCTATGCTTGAATAATTTTTCCCATTATACTTCTGAGCTTTAGCCTCATTTTTAGGTGTAACTCCAAAAGCATTATTTACATAGCTTTTCAAAACCGCGTTTTTGTATTTGTTGCTCATAACTTTAAGTTTAATTGTTATACAGCAATAAATATACAAAAATATTTATTAAACTTTATTTTAGTTTTCTATTTCGTTTTGAAACTCTATTAAATCTACTTTCATCAAAATCCATGAAAGCTTTGTCTGGGTGAGTTCTATTTATGTTTTGTTCGGTTTTTAAGGTTTCTACCGCCCACACCCAAGCATCCATTTCGGATGCCTGAGGGGGGATAAAAAACTCTTCACCAATAAAACCATCTATCCCATTGTAGATACTATACCTACCATCGCTTACATACAACTTTGCTTTGGGATATAACTTCAATACCTTATTCCGTAATCTCTGAAGTTTCTTCTGTGGGAGTTGGGTTGTGTCTTTCATTAAACATTTGAGTTAATTTCTTATTTATTAAAAAGCCATTAGCTATTTCTTTATTTAAAGAGCAATTTTCAATTAATCTACCATCTTCCAATTTTACATCGTAAGCGTTACTGTTTCTTATTTTTGTTTTAGAAATAACCTTACCCACTGCCCAACTGGAATATACTCTGAGAACTATTAAATCTCCGATATTATATACCATACTAGTTTCCGATTACATTTAAGATTTTAGTTTGAGTTACCGAACACACCTCAAACTCTAATGGGGAACTTTGCAAGAAAGCTGTTATATGCGCTTCTGCGTCTGTAACTGATACGGCCTTTACCAAATATTGTTCGGTATTCTTTTTGATTTTACCATTACCATTATCAGTTTCTATTTGAACTTTTACTAAATAATACATCATAATTTTTTTGTTTTAATACGAATGAAAGTTTATAAATTTTAATATTGTTTACTATTGTTGTGGAATAACTTATTCTAATGCCAGTTTGTTTTTCACAATCTCACATGCTTTATTAAAGTTTTCCTTTCCCATCTTACCCAACTCTGTGTGATGTTCTCCAGATACTTTACCACCATCAATTGCTGCGCTGGTGTAAGCATACCTTTTTAATTTGTAGCCAGATAGTGGGGCAGAGAATTGCTCCATATACTTTGATTTACTATCCAAATATTCGAATAGTTGATAATCGTTTAGCTTTTCTATCTCCTCATTAGATAGAGGATTATTAGGGTCATACATCATACTCACAAATATACGAAATTAAATTGATATATCAAAATATTGGTGATACATTTTTCTTATTGTAACCATCAATCTCACAAATTTCAAATCTAAAATCACTACCATTATCCCACACACTTATTTGGAAGCATTCAGCAGTTCCAAATGCTTGACAAACCCCCCTAAATGCAGGTTTTTCAGGTGATTTTGGTAACGCGGTGTTAATCTTTTTAAATGAACCCCAAGCACGAATTGGTCCTATAACATTAGATTCCTTATACCTATTATAGTGATTTTTTTTACAATTTTTTAACTCGGTAAAATTCTTTAATGATCTCGACATATTGATTATTTTTTATTTGTTTATTATACTAATTTTATTCAATCTCACTTTTCCATGTCTTATTTTTGCGAGAATAGATTTTAGATGAATTAACAACTTGCTGGGTAAGCTTTTTACCAATATGGTAGGCTGCTTCACCTGAACTCCAATTACCATTAAAGTCCAACACTTTTTTATTTTTACGGAAATTACACATATCAATAAATATTTAATACACAAATATAACGATATTATTTGAATTCACCAAATAATCTATATTAAGTTTATATTAACTTTTTTGAGCGTATTTTCGTTTTACTCGTTCTGATATGGGTATTGAGTTACCATCCTCATCAATTCTTACAAAGGTGATATAAGTAGATACAATTGTAGTTTGTTTCCCAGTATACACATTATGCGCTCTTGCTTCGATGTATAATTTGATTGATGTATTACCAACACTATCTACCTTACCATACACCTTTAATAGTTGCCCTTCCTTTGCGGGTTTTTTAAATAGGCATTCATCTATTTTGATAGTAACCACACGCGGAGTATCACAAGCTTGCATAGCAAATGCTGCTGCAGATGAATCTAACCATTTTAGTAAGTTACCACCAAAGAGGTTTCCATGAAACCCTAAATCTGATTTTTTGACCGGATATGTATTAATTAACTCCATTTGGTATTTCTTCAAATGGTATTGAAACTATTTCTCTACAAAAATACAATAACCCATCTTTTCTAAAAGCATGAGAACACTTCCAAAATTTTTTTACACCATCAACATCCAACACTCCCTCTTCCCGTATAACCCTATAAATCTGAAAAATGGAATCTTGTGTATGTATTAACTGTCCTAACTGACTCATAAGTTGATTTGTTGAGCGGGTAGATGGAATCGAACCACCGTCATAGGCTTGGAAAGCGAATGTAATACCATTATACGATACCCGCAAGATTGCCTCCTTTTTAGGGGAGGGCTTTTAATTACTCACCAATAGTATCATTGGTAGGCGCAGGTGGAATACTATCATTAACCACTTCAGTTGAATCGGTGGTTGTAGTTTCTACCTCTTCAGTTGCAGGTGCTTCACTATTAGTGCATGCGCTAACTGAAACGAATGTGATGGCGAGCATCAAAAGAAAAATGTTTTTCATAATCAATTTGTTTTTAAATTTTATACAATATACGAAACTTTTTTTAATTATCCAAATTATTTCTTAAATAAATACAATTATTTTTTTGATAAAATTTCGGTGAGCATGTTTATTTCCGTTTTGAACATTTCGGCCTCCATTTTACCTCGCTCTTTCTCAATTGCCCTTTGAACTAAATCAATCAATTCATTTGATAGAACTGAACTAATATTAAACTCAAAGGTATAGCTATGATTGGAAACCTTTACCAAATTATCTTGCAGCATTAAGGTATATTCCCTATCATCAGTTTGAACATAGTATTTACCAGATGGTGTCATTAAGTAATGAGTCTTTGGATTTGATATCAATCTAATTAAAACTCGTTTTGTTAAATTCTCCCGTTCGGTATAAGGTTCATGGCTGTTCAATTTTTGACCAAACCAAACACGCAACTTTCTCAATTTGTATTTTATATTCATTTATTTTTTGTTTTTGTACGCCCGAAGGGATTCGAACCCCTGACCCACAGCTTAGAAGGCTGTTGCTCTATCCAGCTGAGCTACGGGCGCAATTTTTATACTTATTACACAATTCTAACTAAATAATATGACGCATTTAATGGTTCTTCTTCAAAATAACACTTTAAAAACCTACCATATTCTTCGATTGAAAATTTGGCATATGTAGATGTTTTATTTGAGTCCAACACCCGTCTGAATTCATCAAATGAATATTTAGAACCACTCAAACTATTTACATTTGCAACTGACAAACTCCCAGTTCTAAAATGTGGGTGGAGGTTAAACCTGATTTCATCATTGGTAATATAGTTGTTGGAATTAAACGATGCAGAGTTTATAGTTAAGTATTCTGCTCTATTACCAAATAAATCTTCCCCAATATCAAAACTTATAGTGGATGATGTAATCCATAATGAAGCAGTTAAAAAGCTATTTACAAAATTATTAGAACCAGTTACCTCAAAATATATATCAGAAAAGTTTAATGGATAAGGTTCACCCACGTCACCCTCTTCTGCGGGTAGTAGAGGTAAAAATCCACCTTCCTCTGGCAATCTTTCCACCTGAATCTCTTCGGGTGTTTTGATTGGTTGTGGTAATGATAAGGATACCAACTCTAAATTTAAAACAGGTGGTATTTCAGAAGCATTATCAGATACTATTAAATAATTTGCACCATATTGGGTAATTATCTGCTCTGAAAACGAATTTAAAGTGTTTATTACCTCATTGAGATTGTTTATTACGATAGTCGATGTTGGTAACCCCGTCATAGTTCCCACAACTTGACCATACATAACACTACCGGATGTGGTAAACGAAGATGATACTGCCGAATCGCTGTTTATAAATTGAATAGTAACATAATCATTTAACCCATTCAAATAAACTCGTTTTAGTAAAGATTGTAATTCAGAACGTATCATTTATTACCCTTTGATAAAACAAATATACCTATCCCATTCCACCAATTTTTGTAAGCCTCATCGCGGGGGGTATGCGTATTATCATCAGTAAACCTCATTTCGTTACTGTATAAAATATTTAACCCCAAATCTTGTATTGCCATATGTGTTCCTTCTCTTACATCTTCCCAATTCCAATCATCTACTATATAAATAAACTCATTATCTAAATTGTTTATATAATATGTCAATGCGTAATATTGGGATGATATACTATGATCTCCATCATACATATAAATATTAAAATCAGTTGGTAAGGTTGATGTGTTTATTAAAAAGCTATCATCATCATAAACTACTACTCTATTAGAACCAACAAACTTATCAAAGTTTTCTTTGAATTCCACCCTACCACCAAATTCAGACCAATTATCAATAACAACAACATCTGCAGTATTTTCATACATAGCCGCAAATGTTGAAGCACCTTGCCAACATCCTATTTCCAAATATTTAACACCTTCAACCGATAATAGGTTATTATAAAAGTGCTGCGTTTTTTCACCAATTAATCCGTTAATAGTGTTGTTACTTACTAATGGAGATTCATTAGAGTTATTTAACTTTGATTGACGCAATTCTGCTAACTCAATACATTTTTCAGTATGTTCTATTAAGTTTATCATATGCGTTTTATATATCTATCAATTGTACCTCGAACCGGACTCGAACCGGTACAGCCTCATCGGCTACAGGATTTTAAGTCCTGCGTGGCTACCTATTTCACCATCGAGGCAATTTTAATTATTCTTCAACCAATTCAACTGAAAACAATTTATTGAATTCACTAACCCCCATTTGTTTTTGGGAAGCAAATAACTCAATGGCATCTTCTAATGAGTGGGCAAGTTCCTTATTGATGGGTTCTTTTTTGGAATCGCTTTTGCTATAAAAATAATATTGTTTCATCATAATACCTCTAATATACAAAAAAAATTTTAAACATCCAAATTGTGATAATTTATTTTTATTCCCGCCTCATTAAGCATCTGAATACTACGAACCGCCGATTCTGCCCACTTTTCTCTGCCACCACCCCCATCATCCTTAACCCATATTTCTTCAACACCGGCATTTATAATTGCTCTCGCACAATCTGCACATGGCATACCACAAGTCATATACATTTTTGAACCTTTGGTTGATACTCCAATTCTCGCCGCATTATAGATTGAGTTTCTTTCAGCATGTTCAAACCAATAGTATTTTTCAGGTCTTTCCTGCCTTTCATCAACCATGTCATCAATCCCTCTGGGAAATGAATTATAACCCGTAGAAACAATCTCATTATCCTTACCAACTAACACTACTCCTATTTGAGTGTATTTATCTTTGGATTTTAGTTTTACTTGTGAAGCAATACCTAAAAAATATTCAGTCCAATTCATTACTATAATTTTCTATAAGCAAGTTTATATTCCCCACCATCTTCCGTTTTAAAATGAATGAACCCTTTGCGAGATTCTATAATTTCACTTATTTTAGGTGTCATATAGGTATAAAATGGCCCCATCAACTCTGAATACTCAAAGTTAAGTATAAGTGAGTTACCAACTTGTGGTCCATTTGAATCCCAATCACTTAGTCTATGATGTTTATCAATTTTTGTCCATCGGTAATTTTCCGCGTTCCAACTTTTATTTTCGTTTATTTTTTCTAATGTATACATATTTTTAATTTAGTTTAATTCCCGCAACTCTTTTAACATGTCTGCCTCCTTCAAACTCGGTTTCTATAAAAGTAGATACCATATCTATTGCATCTTCTACGGAAATAAACCTTGCGGGTAAACAAAGAACATTTGCGTTATTGTGCGCTCTTGATAATCTTACGATATCCACATCCCAACAAAGAGCTGCCCTAACATCAGGCCACTTATTTGCTGCCATACACATACCATTGCCACTACCACATATAAGTATACCAAAGCCTGATTTTAGATTTGAGCATAACTGATGTGCGTAATCGGAGTAATCAACGGACTCGGGAGTGTTTGTTCCCAAGTCCGTTACTACTATACCATCCCACTTTTTTAAAAACTGAACAATGAGTGTTTTTAATTCCCACCCAGCGTGGTCTGATGCGATGTATACATTCATATCAATATATTATTGATTAATAATCCGTTTGGTATAGGTTCCTGATGTTGTGGTGATACGAACTAATAACACACCACTAACACCACCATTAATTGTTACGATTGATTGTAGTTCATCCCACACACTATTTAGGGGTTGTCCTATAACATTGTAAACCATAACACCCAAAATAGGTTCATCTGAACTTATCACAAATTTACCATTCGATGGATTTGGGTATAATTTCATTTGGGGAGATGAAACAAAATTGATTGATGTTGGAATAGTATCGGGCATAAAATTAGACCAACCACTTGTCCAATCGGAACTATCACCAAATGCGCCAATATAAGTAACCGGTGTAAAGAATGAGTTGGATAAACGGGGGATGGTAAATGAAGCGCCATGCCTTAAAATACTATTGGGTTGTAGTAACAATTGAGGATTTGTTAAATTATTGTAACCAACCGATAAACCAATTTGATGTGTGCTATCATATGTAACATTACCTCTTATGCTATTTGAAAAATATGTTTCCATTCCAGCCCAACTATTTGCACCTTGCGATTGCTCAAAGTTATTGGTCATATTGGCAAAAACCACTCTTTCAATTTGAAGTGAATCATTGGTGGCGTTACTTTGAGCAGCACTTCCGTCAATATGTAATCCTGTTGGGTATCCCATAAATACTGAATTGTAAATAGATGTACGGGTGTTTCTACGAAGATGCAATGCTCTACGATAAAGCGATGCGGGAGTTCCATTTTCTTTAGGACCGATGATAGTTACATTGGAGAATGTAGGTGCGGTGATAGGTGTGAGTGAAGTACCAGTCCCATCGTTATCAGACTCGAACCCATTTGATTGTGATTGGTCTGCTATTTGCGCATCACGCATTGAAAGAGCAAATTGAACTTTACCTGTATAACCAAAATCGGTATCGAAATCATCATCCCAACCTCTATATGCAATCAGATATTTACAATTTACAGTTCCACCAAACCATTCATAACTATCATCGCCGGAATAAGATACCTGAACATATTCAATAATAGTCCTTCTACCAACCCCGCCCAATGTCAATCCATTAATCTCACTGTTGGGTTGATAAGCAATGCCCGGATATTCAATCCGAACATATCTAAATACGCCTGAGCTATCATCATCATAACTCCCACCATATTCCGCATCCGGTCCAAGTAATCCACCTTCAATTTGACCATTTCCACCAGGTACATTTATTGTTGCACTACCCAAAATAACAACACCACCCCAATCACCATAGTTCCTTTGACCCGCAGGTTCGTTGGAAGTAAATACAATTGGTTGCGTTTGAGTTCCGTTTGCATAAATGAGGCCAGAACGAGCAATTATAAGAGTTCCTTTTGTTGCTTTATCCCCCCTAATAATGGTACCCGGTTGAATAGTTAATGTAGCACCATCCTTTACAAACCTATTTCCTTTTAGGAGGTAAATACGGTCATTGGTCCAAGTGGTAGATGTGGTGATATCCGTTTGGATAGTGTCAATAGTGGTTTGTGCTTGTGCAAAACCAAGTGTGCTCATAAGAGCAATCATAAAAAGTTTTTTAATCATAGATAAATTTGTTTTGTTAATAAATATTGTTTTTAGTTGATAAAATTAAGTAGGGGAAGCGGGACTCGAACCCACAACCTCGTGCTCCCAAAGCACGTAATCTAACCAATTGATATATTCCCCTATGTTTCCCCACCCTGAGATTGGGGGTGAGTAGTTATTTCGGTTTTCTATTTCTTAAAAACCTGCGAGGCATCCCTCATTAAAACATCCAAGCTACTGGGAGGCTCTGCTACCTACCTTTATTCCCAAGATGTCCCACTCACGCCGTAGACATTCTGCGAGTTCATTGTTTAAGTCTTGAACCAAAGACTCTGAGTATCTCTTACTCATTGCGGTTCGTATGGGAATCGAACCCATGACCTTCGCAGTGACAGTGCGATATTGTAACCAACTCTACTAACGAACCATTGAGCGATAAGTAGGACTCGAACCTACAACCCCCGACTTGGAAGGACGATGCTCTACCATTTGAGCTATTATCGCAAATTGAGCGGTAGACTGGATTCGAACCAGCGACCCTAACCTTGGCAAGGTTATGCTCTACCAACTGAGCTACTACCGCAAATGAGCTTCTTATCGGATTCGAACCAATGACCATCCGCTTACAAGGCGGAAGCTCTACCAACTGAGCTAAAGAAGCATTTTGTGGACCGTACCGGATTCGAACCGATGACCTTCTGAATGCAAATCAGACGTTCTAGCCAACTGAACTAACAGCCCTTTTGTAGCGGGTGAGGGATTCGAACCCCCGATTCCTGGCTTATGAGACCTGGCGGATAGACCACTTCCATAACCCGCAATAGATTTGTACTCCGTATGGGACTCGAACCCATAAGCTCTCCCGTGAAAGGGGAGTGTCCTAAACCAATTAGACGAACGGAGCATATTGTTTGCGTCCTGAGTAGGGATCGAACCTACGACCTAACGCTTAACAGGCGTTTGCTCTACCTCTGAGCTATCAAGACAATTTGTACCGAAGGCGAGACTCGAACTCGCACTGCTGATATAGCGCTGGTTTCTAAAACCAGTGTGACTACCAATTCCACCACTTCGGCGTAATGTTTGTAAATATACAAAATATTTTTTAATTCTCCAAATTTATTTTTTGTGGAAGATATTGGATTCGAACCAATGAGCCGGTTTCCCGACCAACACCTTAGCAGGGTGCCGCTATAGACCTCTCAGCCAATCTTCCTTTGGGTGATTGATGGGAATCGAACCCATGACCTACTGAACCACAATCAGTTGCTCTAACCATCTGAGCTACAACCACCATAAATACTTTATCTACAATGATAATCTGCTGCACGAGTTGCAATTTGAATATCAGGTTTAACATTTACTTTATATCCTAATGATACTGCCCACCCCCGTGTCGCTCCTATAAGTTTATTAGATTGAGAAAATTCATCCTGATTATAATCCATATCAATTTCAACTTTAATATTGATTTGTTGAGTAAACCATTCTGCAACTTCTATTGTACGAGAACATTCATCAAATAATCTTGTAAACATATCTCTAACCAATGGAACTTTTTCTTTTGTATAGATATAATGAACTCCTCTTACACCAAAACGATATGCTATTACCGTTACATATGATGTTTCCAAACCTACATTTTGAGAATCAGTACCAATATGGACTTTTAAATTAGGATGTATTTTCATTATCTCTAAAGTATGTTCGATAACATCTACCACTTTATTGTTTACTGATTTGAACCTTTTCATTTTACTTCTATTTTAGAAACTTTTTGCATGGGTAGTAGGATTCGAACCCACAACAACGCTTTTGGAGAGCGACATGATACCATTTCACTATACCCATATTATCTTTGAGGTACTGATTGGATTTGAACCAATATAAGAGCTTTTGCAGAGCTCCACCTTGCCAGTCGGACACAGTACCATAATGTGGCTCTTGAACGATTCGAACGTCCAATACTTCGTCCGTAGCGAAGAGGTTTATCCATTAGCCTAAAGAGCCTTGTGTTGGAATAGCCGGATTCGAACCAGCGACCTTTTGAATATCAGTCAAATGCTCTAACCAACTGAGCTAAAGGTGTAAATGTGACCCCGAACGGAATCGAACCGTTACTCCCCTGGTTAAAAGCCAGGTGCTTTACCAATTAAGCTACGAAGTCATATTCTCTTTTCAATCTATGACACCTATTATAGTTTCCGCCTTTAGGTGCTAACCCAACCGAAATAAGAGATTGTCTGAAATTCCACATATTGAGTAGTAGTGATTCTAATAAAGTTTCATCATTAACTCGCAGTTTTCTTTCTTTTTTATTTCTACCTCGCCATGTAGATGTGAGTGAATGACAATTAGGACATAGCATTTCTAAATTATCTCTACAGTTATTAAAGTGATTACCATCTTTATGTTCTAATTCCAAAACTAAAGGAGTATTTAACCACTCATCCAATCCACATTTATTACATTTTTCATTTTGTTCGTATAATATTCTGGCTCTGAGAGATTCAAAACTTAAATCAGAATAATTGGACTCTAATATATGTTTTTTATGAGCCTCTCTTTTTGTTTTTGTTATTTTATCAATAATCTCCTTACTTTTCAGAGATTCTCGTTGTTTTATAGCTTTTTCAGAAGTTCTAGCAGCTTTTGATTTTTTTAATTTATCATTATCCGACCAAATTCTACTATTCCTACAATTCAAAGAGCAATAATTAATCAAACCTTTAGTTGGTTGAAAGTCGATTCCACATTTTTTACATTGTTTCATAAGTTTTGTTTTAATATAAATATTATGTGGAACTCTCAAATATTAAAAAATTAAAAAATAATTTAACCAATTGAGCTACGGGGTCATTTGTACTCTCGACAGGATTCGAACCTGTAACCTCGATGATATAAGCATCTTGCGCTAACCATTGCGCCACGAGAGCATAATTATGAGGAAGAGGTGAGATTCG